ATACGATAAAGATAGGGAAATCGTCCATGATAAAATTGATTTTGCCGTGGGCAAGTGGGAAGATGGCGTAGAATAACCCGAAATTTGACAATAAATCGGTTTGGGCATATAATATCTACATACACTGAACGAACAGGAACTGAAATGAAGCTGGTCATCGCTACTCAATACGAAGAAAACTACGGTGCCCACGATTGGGACGGCAAGGGCGAGTGCCCTCAGTATTGGAAGATGAAAGGTGGCTCGACCTTCGTGGTCGAGAACCTGACGGCTGAGCAAGCCGAGCGGGCCCGTGCGTCGGGTTGCCCCACTCTCCGTGGGCTGATTGATCGTGGTGATCAGGTTGCCAAGGAGTATGTGGTAAGCATCTACGTGGTCGCGAATGATGTCGAGGTTTGCGAGCCTTGGGATACGGTGACCAAACTCACTTACGTGGGTGGTAAGTGGGTTGCCCGTGAGTTTACGGACAATGGTGAGTACGGCTATATGCGCCGTGAGATTGCCAGCAAGACGGCTACTTGGACGATGCTGCCGAATGGCGAGCGGGGTGACTTCCGTGTGGAGTACACGATGCGCGATGGTCGTGTCGTGGATCACAAGGGTCTGGAAGCCGTTCTGGTCTGAATTTGACAAATAATCGGTTTGGGTGTATAATACGATTATACGCTGAAATTTTAGGAGTTTTGAATGTCTGTCGTTCGCATTATCCGTGGTGAGTTTCGCAACAAGCCCGTCGTCAACAAGACCTTTACGCTGGTCCGGGGCTTTCAGACCCTCAAAAAGGGCAACTACGTCACGGTGAAAAACGAAGGTCAGTTCCCGGTTGCTATTGACACCGTGAAGGTGAAAGTAGATAATATCGGGATGATTGAATTTCTTTCTGGAGAAAATGTGGCCGATAATACTCTCGCGTTCAAGGCTCAACCCAAGGTCACGGAGACCGATGAGCAGGCGATGGATCGCATCGCTAACCGTTTCCGCGTCCTGGACAAAATGTCTGCGGCTGCGATCAACGGCGACATTCGCGCCATGATCGTGACTGGTCCTCCTGGTGTGGGCAAGTCGCATGGCATCATGCAGCAACTGGAAAAGGCTACGCTGTTTGAGCGGGTCAAGCGGGATGGCAAGCAGGCTCGTTATGAGATTGTCAAGGGTACTATCTCGGGTATCGGTCTGTTCGCTAAACTCTACAAGTTTTCGGACCCCAAGAACATTCTGGTGTTTGACGACTGCGACGTTTGGGAAGATCAGGATGCCCTGAACATCCTCAAAGGTGCGCTTGATTCGGGTAAGAATCGGCGTATCTCCTACAACAAGGACTCCCGGCTTCTCCGCGAAGAGGGTGTGCCGAATGCGTTCGACTTCAAAGGGTCGATCATCTTCATCACCAACGTGGACTTCGATGGTCGGCGTAGCAAGAAGATTCAGGCTCACCTGGATGCTCTGCAATCGCGTTCGCACTTCATCGACCTCACGATTGATACGGCTCGCGACGCCATGCTACGGGTGCGTCAGGTTCACCGTGATGCTGACGCAGGTCTGTTCGGTGATTATGGGTTCAGCAAGGAGCAAGAGGACAGCATCCTCGACTTCATGTGGGACAACAAGGACAAAATGCGCGAAATCTCTATGCGTATGGCACTCAAGATCGCCGATCTGGTCAAGGTTGATTCCGAGTCCTGGAAGGACCTCGCCGCGGCGACTTGTATGAAGCGGTAATCTGCAAAGTGTCAAAGGTTGGGGGCTTAGGCCCCCTTCCCTATTTCACCTAAATGTTTGACATTCTGCCTGCTTGTGCGTATCATCACAGGATGGCAGAATTATTTACAAGCATAAAACACCTTTGCTACTACATGAGTAGTGGCAAAATCAGGTTAAGCAGACAAGACGCCGACTTTATCGGCCGCTTGGCAACTCTTATATCTTCCAAAAGTCAAGTTACATCCAATCAAGTTGGATTATTCAACCATTTACTTCGTAAGTATGATAGGCAATTTAGTAAACTCAATTTGGATGTAAACAAATTGATGACATTGCCTTGGAATACAACTATCGTAGAAAGTACAGCACAATACACAGACGCATATCTATCACTTGATGATGGTAAGATAATTTTTCGCGCTCCTTATAACACTAAATTTCTAAAACATTTTAGAGAACAACCTAATGGTGATTTATTTGTTTGGGTAAAAAACAAAAAACATTTTGAAGCCATATACAATACTATGTCCCTAAAAATGATTGTAGATGTGGCATTCAAGCATTATGATACTGTTCATTGTTGCCCCATAACAATTGACCTATTAGATAAATTGGCTCAATATGATAATACAAAATATTGGACACCCACGTTAGTCAAAGTAAACAATCGTTATTTGATTGCAGCCTCTAATGAAAATATAGACGACATTATAAGCGAAATAGAACTTAACGATCATCCATATACATTGAATTATCTATGCAGACATGCTATAAATATTGATGAGGTTATAGCGGACACACCAGAAAAATTATTTGCTTCCTTGTATAATCCTATAGTAGATTATGCCAATTGTGATGAAATGGTAACATGGTTACAACAAATAAGATGTGATGGGGTATATTTAGAACACAAACACAAAGAAGATCATAATTGGAACATTTTGAGAGGTGCGCTTCATACAAGTGGTATACCAATACATGAAATATCAATATGGCGTAAAACTCCTCAACCACATGAAAAGGGTTTCAGGAATCCTGTAATCATAAAGAGATTAGCAGATAGCTCTAACATCGATATCAGACATATTTCAAAAGAAATATCAATGGTAAATAACAAACCCGTACAATTAAAATGAAAACTTGTAAGATCATAGTAAAAGATGAAGTAAATTGTAAGATAGAAAACTTAGAGCTATCTGAGCGGCGCACCCTCTTAAAGATGTTTGAGTATGAGGTGCCTGGTGCTAGATACTTACCCAGTGTTAGATTGGGCAGGTGGAATGGCAAAGTAAGCTATTTTAGTTTAGCTGGATCTACTTATATCAATTTACTACCAGAAATCTTACCTATCTTAGATAGGGCTGGTTATGACATTGAGTTAGAGGACTTACGCAACTATACAACAACCTTCAATTTCAACAAAGTGTCAGAGGCTACGTTTCAGCATAAGATGTGGCCCAAAGGTCATCCCCAAGAAGGCAAGCCTATAATCTTGCGTGACTATCAAATAGATATCATCAATAACTTTTTGGCTAATCCTCAAGCTTTGCAAGAGGTAGCTACAGGCGCAGGTAAAACTATTATGACTGCCGCGCTATCATATAGTGTAGAAAGTTATGGTCGTAGTATCGTAATCGTTCCTAACAAATCGCTAGTAGTTCAGACTGAGGTTGACTATAAGAATTTGGGATTAGATGTTGGCGTATACTTTGGTGATCGCAAAGAAATTGGTAAAAAGCATACCATATGTACATGGCAAAGCTTGAACAACATGCTGAAGAAAACTAAAGCACATGAGGCTGAAATACCTATTGGCGAGTTTTTAGAAGATGTTGTATGTGTGATTGTGGACGAAGTGCATCAGGCTAAAGCGGATGCACTCAAAACATTATTAACAGGTGTGATGAGCCACATACCTATTCGTTGGGGCTTGACTGGAACTATTCCTAAAGCTAAGTTTGAGGCGCAGGCATTGTTTGTAAGTTTGGGTAATGTTATCAACAAGCTTACCGCCAGCGAATTACAAGATCAAGGTGTATTGGCACGTTGTCATGTAAACATCATTCAGTTACAAGATGGTGTAGAGTTTAGCAACTATCAATCTGAATTAAAACATTTGTTAGAAGATAAGAAGCGATTGGATACAATCAGTGATCTTATTGACAAAATAAAGGAAACGGGTAATACTCTGATATTGGTTGACCGAGTAGCAGCAGGAAACGAAATTGTAAGTAGGCTTCCTGGCTCAGTATTTGTATCGGGTGAAACAAAACTAACTGAAAGAAAGGAAGAATATGATGAAATCGCAACAAGCACCAACAAAATATTGGTTGCAACCTATGGCGTGGCCGCTGTTGGTATTAATATACCTAGAATTTTTAATCTTGTACTTGTTGAACCGGGTAAAAGCTTTGTCAGGGTTATTCAGTCGATTGGTAGGGGTATTCGCAAAGCTGAGGACAAGGACTTTGTTCAAATTTGGGACATAACAAGCAATTGTAAGTTTGCTAAACGACATCTTACCCAAAGAAAAACTTTCTATAACGAAGCCAATTATCCTTTTGAGCTTGAAAAACTAAAATATAAATGATATAATAAAATTATGAGAATACTAAATTTAGAAACTAATAGTTATTACAACTTGGAAACACTACCTGAAGAAATAGACGATCTGAGATTTGCTATTTTAGATAATAGTAATCCTAACAATGTGGATTATCATTATATACCTTTGATCTTTTTGGAAAGCTTCAACGCTCCAGCATTGGTATTAAACATCGGCGGTTCAGTTATAAAGATGCCAGTAGATTGGCAAATACTGATTGGTGAAAAGGATCATGGTGATTTAGAAACATTGCCATTGACCAGCATCAATGATCGTGGCTTTAGCGCATTTGAATTCAATCCATTATCATCGTTTTCTCCCACATTTCAACCAATCGAAATCATAGACATTTATCACGACGTAACCTGGTATGCTCCCAGACTAAAGAATGGGCAATTTTTATCAGTACCTATTGATGATGGTGAGAAACCCCGCTGTGTTTATTTTGTAAAAGAAATTAGCCGTAATTGCGAGATAGTTGACTTCAGCCAATGCTTTTGATATGATGACTAAAGAAGAAATTGCTAAAGAAGTCCATTCAAAGTTGTTGAAAGAGTGGAGTAAAAAAGAACAAAAATTGTTCTTTATGGGCCCATATTTAGACCAATCAAATCTTACACAATATCATTTCGCATTGGGCACGTATATACGAAACAAATACAATCTTTGGGAACAAAAATGGACTCCCGATTTAGATAGTGAAGGTGTAGATATAAGTCCCAATCATCCTGATGCTGTGAGTTTTGAAATTATCAAATTGATTTGGACGTTAGGGCCTAACAAACAAAATGGCTAAAGAAAAAGTATCCCAAGACGAGAAGTTTGAGAAGCAAGATTTTGATTTGTTTGAAGCCCTCTTGGCTATAGATAAGAAAGATTATGCTTGGTTCAGTAAACTCAGCGAAGAACAGAAAAAGAAGTTTGTACCCTACATGATGCTACATTGGGTCAGCGCAGTTAAGGGTTCAGGTGAAGTCCAGCAATATTATCTACAAAGTGTAGATTATCATGCCAACAAATATTACTTCAATGAAACTATCCAAAAGCATCCTGAATTACAATGGTTGATGTTATGTGCTGCCAGTCCTGGTATCGGCAAACAATATCATCAGTGGATACCACATCTTAAAGATAAAATGACAAAGCTGAAGGAACCCGCTAAGATAAAAGAAGTTAAAGAGTATTTCCAAAAAATTTATCCTAAAACAGATAGCGGTTCTTTGGATGAATTAGCCAAATCATTTGTTGACACGCAAAAGAAAAAGATGTATATTGCCACAATATATCCTAATCTAAAATATCAGGATATAGAAATTCTTGCTGAATTGGTAACAGACGATGAAATCAAGCAATACGAACGAGACCAAGGAAACATCTAAATTTGGATGTGAGTTTTGTGGGCGAACATTTGTCCGCGAAACTACGGTTATCCGTCATATATGTGAATACAAACATCGCTGGCAAGAAAAAGATAAGCCAGGTAATCGTATAGCATATCAACTATTTCTTCAGTTCATGAAGAAAAACACAGCGTCTAAAAAAGTAAAACCCTACGAAGAATTCATCAAGTCGCCTTACTATATTGCCTTTATAAAATTTGGCATATATTGTATCGATATAAATTGTTTGAACCCCAGTAGGTTCATTGATTGGCTTATCAAAAACAAAATCAAGATTGATGATTGGTGTAGTGATGTAATATACACAAAATTTCTGTGCGAATATTTGCGCGTAGAAGATCCACTTGATGCTATTGCTCGCAGTATTGAAACTACCATTAGTTTGGCAGAAGACCTACACATAAAAAACAATGACGTATTGAGGTATGGCAATAGTAATAAGATTTGCTATCTAATCACCACAGGAAAAATCAGCCCCTGGATTATGTACCATAGTAATAGTGGTGTGGATTTTTTGAACAAGATTACACCAGATCAAGAAAGATTGATTATGGATTATATCAATCCTGAATTGTGGGCTATCAAATTCAAGAAAAATCCCGAGCATGTGGCGCAGGTCACAGAAATATTAAGGTTGGCTGGGTACTGAAATGTACTTGATTGGTAGGTTATATAGTAACTATTTAAGGTGGAAAGATAAAAGATTTTTGAAAAGGCACGGTTGTAAAAATTGGGCAGAGTATAATCACAGGTTTGACCCCGACATAAATAACTGGGCAGGAACAACTAAATCTTTCTACATGAATTATCCTTATGTCTACGTTATAAAAGATGCCACCAGTGAAGCCTTTATAGGATACCCCGATTGGACTGATGGCTATGAGAAACTAAAAGAATGGTGTAAAAGTAATTGTGTAGGTAAATGGCGCACTGATATTCATAGGGTGTTACCTAACAACTTCTTTACTGATCCTAATAATGCTGATAATCCCACTGATTATTCTATGAATGATATCGGCGGGTATGATTTTATTTTCTTTGCTTTCATGGATGATGCTGATTATATTTGGTTCGTGACGAGGTGGTCATGATTAAACGTAAGAGCAAGCATGAATTTAGAGTTCAGCTATCAATAAAACCATATACTCACGATGATTTACACGAAGTCATTCAGTGGTGTAGAGACAACTTTGGTGAAGGTGGTAGAAATAAAAAATGTATTTGGAGATATGGTTGGGTCCATAGATACTCTGATACATTCTATTTTAAATTTGAAAAAGACGCCCTTTTCTTTTGTATGCGTTGGTTATGATAATAGATATACCTCAAGGTTGGGAGAAAATCAGTTTATATAAAAATTTTTATAATCAACTGGAAGATATTATTTCTTTTTGTGAAACTTATTTAGGTAAGGGTAACATAGTATCTTATACTTATTACGGTCCCGGCGATATATGTTCTGTTGAAGAAAGTTGTACAGATAACGATATTTTATGGATATTAGAAAAAGATTTTAATTATACAATGATGTATTTTAAAAACGAACAGGATGCTTTATTGTTCACTATGCGTTGGTTATGAAAAAGTTAGAGTGGTACGAAACACAAAAAGATTGGTGTGATGTCAAACCTGGATGGTATCAACATACTATACCTCTACCTGAAATAAACACACATAGTAAATTTGTAAATTGGTACGGTGATATTTTAGATTGGATCTATGATAGCATTCCAAATTGCGAACGTCATTGTAGGTGGGCATTTGACGACAACTCATTCTGTATAAAATTCAGATACGAACGAGATTATTTATTGTGTGCCTTAAGGTGGTAATATGCCATATGAAGTAAAGGCTAGGGGTGGTAGGCAGGAAATAATTTCTTGGCTTGAAAATAATGTGGGTAAGTTCAAAATAAATAACCATTTTTGGTCAGCCTACGGTGATGGCTGGGAATTATTACCTTTAGGAACAGATTACAATAATAGTATCTTTGCTGAACCTACACTATACATCATAAGAATATGGAATAAAGATATGGCATTATTAGCCAAATTGAGGTGGGAATGATTGAATTTTATTTACCCTCCGAAGATAAAGCACTGAGGGATCTTGTTAAAAGCACAATAGAGATTAGATTGTATATTTGGGCAGATAAACATAAGGTGAATTTTACCGGAAAAGTGCAGGATGATAAATTACTTATTGAATTTTCCGAAGAAAAAGATTATACTCTATTCATGCTAACATGGGGCCGTGACCACGAATGGAAGATGACGAAGATTATTTAAAAAGGGTACAAAGTTTGGTTAATGCTGTTATGCAGGGCGACCAAGAAGCCATTGAGGCTCTTCATTCAGATAGAAAGCGTAGAAATGATTTTTGGGCAACATTAAAAAAACTTCGTGATGAATTTCAAAATGAGCATACGAATTTTGATGCGTATGAATTTGAAGAATGGATCACTGACAAATATGGCATCAAATTAAACTTTGTAGAAGGTAATATCGGTGGGGACTACCAAATAGTAGATGAACAAAAGTACATACTTTATGTTCTTAAATTTCAATGAACATAATTATAGAACCTTTCGATGGTAATTATCTTGTAGTTTGGAGTCATGGTAAAACTCTACGGGATATAGATCCCACTATGAGGATATTAGATACCGTATTTGGTGAAATGAAATGTTATGTTATAGGATTAGTTGAAACAGATTTGGATCTTAAAAAACATTGGATCACATGGGTAAATGATAGTATTTGGCTACAGGATAAAAGTAGGAACTATAGTAATTGGGTAGAGCGCACATTCAAGATATCAGGTGTAGGATTTAATAATATACAGCAAGCAGAAGAATTCAAAGACAGATTAGAAAAGGCAATAGTGTGGCAAAAATTGAAACAATGAGTTTAGATATAAAGAAAGTTGATCGTAGATACACTGGATATCCCGACTTCAAGTATCTAATTTCTGTTAACGCACCTTATAATTTATTCAAAAATCGTGCACCAGACAATTTGTTTTTTGAATGGCGTGAATGGTGTTGGCAAACTTGGGGTGCGAGTAAAGAAGTTGATGAGTGGATTACCGATAAGAATTTTAATATACAAAATATAGTCCTCAATACGGCTAATACCACGCCTAAAAGTCAAAATAAACATTGGTGTTGGAAACATGATAGGGATGCTAAAAACAGAATTTACTTGGCAAGTGACCAAGAATTAGTATTATTTAAATTGAGATGGGAATGATATGGCAAATGATATAATGGTAGACTTAGAGACATTAGATACAAAACCAAACTGTGTAATACTCTCAATTGGTGCTGTACGATTTGATCCTAAAGGCATGGGTATAGTTGAAAAGTTAGAGCTAAAACCCACAATAGAAGAACAAACAGAATTATACAATCGCACTATTGACGATGAGACTATAAAATGGTGGGCTACACAAAGTCCTGATGCTATGAACGAAGCATTTAGCGAAGTTGGTAGACTGCCATTCAAAGAATGCTTGGAATTACTTTACAAGTTTTGCTGGAATCGTAGAGCTATTTGGAGCAATGGTGCTGGCTTCGACATCGTGGCTTTAGAAACTGGTTTCCGTAATGTTGACTTAGCTATTCCTTGGCCGTATTATAACGCTAGAGACACACGTACATTATTTGATATCACTGGAGTAAGTTTGAAAGATAAAAAATATGGCACTAGAACTACACACAAGGCTGTAGAAGATGCTGAACATCAGGCTATTGTGGTTCAAGATGCCTATCGTAAGCTTATCAAACATGGATTGTTATGAAATTTCAGTCAGATATTGACATTGATCTTCCTGATAGAAATAAGTTATTGGAGATAATTGAGCATACTCCCGCTGCTATGTTACAAGCTAACCCTATCAGAAAACATGCTACTGGAGTTTATGTACAGCCAGTGCCCTATAATCCTATTACTGATATGTGTGCTGTAGATTATAGGGAAATGGATAAGCGTGGATATTTCAAATTAGACTTGTTGAATGTTCATGTATATGAGCAAGTTAGGGATGAACTACATTTAATTCAATTGATGGATGAGCCTAATTGGGACAAACTAAAAGATAGGCATTTTGTAGAGAAACTTATTCATCTTAGCAATCATTATGATAGTTTGCGAAAGATGCCTGAGCCTGTGAATAGTATACCCCGTTTAGCGATGTTCTTGGCTATAATCAGACCATCAAAAAAGCATCTTATTGGTGAACCTTGGAATGTAGTTAGTAAAACAGTTTGGGACAAAGATGAGAATGGTTATTCATTTAAAAAGGCACATGCTGTTGCCTATAGTCATCTTGTAGTAGTACATATGAATATATTAGAGGGAAAATAATGGAATTACAATTAGTAGATGAGAATGATCCAGTATTAAAGCAGGCAGCAGAGCCATATGATTTTGATAACTGGATTGTAGAACCTAACTTAGAAGAATTAGTCAAAGCTATGACTAAAACAATGTTTCTAAAAGGTGGTATAGGTTTAGCTGCTCCACAAGTAGGTATCAGCAAGCGCATACTTATTATGGGTAACGAAGAAAAGCTTATTGTTTGTGTCAACCCTGAATTAGTTTCAGGTGAGGGAGAAGTACAAGATATTGAAGGATGTCTAAGCTTTCCAGGATTATGGCTACATGTCAAGCGATACAAGAAAATCATAGCTCGCTATCAAACTATTAATGGCGAAACTAAAGAAGAAGAGTTTGAAGATTTGATGGCAAGGGTATTTCAGCACGAATTGGACCACTTGAATGGGCATTGCTTTGTTGAAAAAGTAGGCAAACTTAGTTTACAGATGGCGCAAAAGCGTAGAAAGAAAAATCTAAGGTAAACGTTTTACAAGAGTAATACTACGGCGCTTGCTTTTACGTTTGCTTAGTTCATTCATTGAAGTAGCAGGCCCATGTAGTATTACTAAGCTTTTGTTATTAAAAGTTCTTAAGAATGGCTTGAATATAATCCACTCTTCTTTCAAAAACAAGTTTATTGGTATAAGCCTATTACTTTCCCACCACCATATTTCGCCTAATTCTAAGAATTTTTCTTTTACTATAGGATCAACTATAGCACCATAATCATAAATTGTGGTGACTATATCATCACGATTTTGAACTATACCTACATAATCCTGACTGGCATAATGGCAAACCGTAATAAACGGATGATTTTGACTAAGCTTTTGAAAGAAATCAGAATTAGACATACTGGTTATTTATTTACACAAAACCATTTAGAAAATTAATTGTAATAAATAGGCTACCCCAATCTCCATCCTTTGTATGATTTTATTTTATTATGGCATAAGAGGCTTATACCTGACCTTGTTTTTAAATTAAAATTTAAAAATAATTGTCTTTGGGTCATTTCGACTATTATACCTGAAGTATGAATAAAAGTATAAACATCATCACATCCACGCTGCCTTTTACCTGTTAAGTCAATAAATTCTTCCGTAATACGCCAACCCTTTACTGATTTTTCATATCCTTTAATTACGGCACTAAGATTTCCTGCCCTAAGATTATATTTTTTCCGTAATTCAAATTGTGTACATTTTTCAATCAATCCTGTTTTATGGTAAAATGTATAGATAGTATCATCGAAAGATGGATTAAGGCTTCCCGATTGATTGAACTTATTTTTTCTACCTTCAGTACCTTCGCCTCCGTCAGTTCTATTTCGTAAAATTCCCGTAGAAATATCTACCCTCCCCCACCATTTAATAAGGCGTCGTTCTAATGCTATAGCTCCACATTCACTTAGACCACTTTCTAAAATTACTATATTTGAACTTAGTTTTGGAAGATTTACAGAGTGGTTCTTTGACCAAGCCCTTTTATGTTTCCCCTTTCCAATATAATAGGGAGTTCCTGCCTTACCCGTGTTTGAATTAAATTGCCGCAAATATGCGTAAACATAATAAATATACAAGCTGGTGCTCCTTATAGCATTAGAGTAGTTGGGAAGGCCAATTCCGCGAACTACCTTTTTATTTATTACCTGACGATAAATACTGATAATAACAGAAAAAGGACCAAATGGCTTACAGCACACAAGTTTTTGTATATACACAACGACAAATTGTTGTCCTTTTATCTGGCTTTTCACCGAGAGCATATATGCCCCAATACGCAAAACCCCTAACACTTCATCGTGGCGTTGACAACCAGATACAATTTCAATTTTTGGATCAACAGCAGAAGCCTGTGGATATAACAGGAAAAGTTATAACTTGTAGAATATTGAATTATGAAGGTAATGAGTTACTGATACAAAAAGCATTAACTCTACAATTACCTGCAACCGGTATATGCTCACTTATTTTGAATGCAGCAGACATAGAAAACATTACTCCCCAAAAGGCATACTATACTTTAGAAATACCTGTAAATGAATTTGACTTCCCTGTGTTTGTTGACCAAAATGCTGGTGCAAGAGGTGATATGAATATCGTAGACAGCATATTACCCAGCTTTGTACCCTCACAACCCGTATCTATACCTACAGGACAACCTTTCCCCAATTTGAGTAATATTTCTAATGCTAATAGTAATGCACAAACTTATTTCAGTAGTGTAATCTCAACCGAAGATAATCCAATAATCACTATTCAAGCACAATACATTGACTACGTGGGAAATGTAATCATCGAGGGTAGCACAATAGTAGATGGTGATTGGTATCCTATTTCAGCACATTCTTATAATGATGTTAGTGAGACACAAGGATACACTATTCGTGGATTTCATCCATACATTAGAATGCAATTTGTAAGCAATACGGGCGCAGTCACTAACATTTTAGCCAGATAATATTGTAATACATCCCTGTTCTATGCTACAATAACAGAATGTTCGACATTCTATCTATCATTCCGGGTAAAAAGAAATTAACCTCAAGTGGTTGGCATAGCTTTAATGCTATATGTTGCCAACACTTTGGTCATAAGGCTGATCGGAGGTCAAGGGGCGGAATAAAGTTTGATGGAACTAACAACTGGAGTTATCATTGTTTCAACTGCCAATATAAATGTAATTTTATTTTAGGTAAGCCAATTACCCAAAAGACAAGAAAACTACTTAGTTGGTGTGGGATAGACGAAAGTGAAATACAAAGATGGAATTTAGAAAGCTTACAAAATAAAGATTTATTATATTTCACACAATCTAAAAAGAAAGTCAAGATAAAATTTGAAGAGCATAAATTACATGAATGCGAAGCTATAAATCCTAATAACCCAAAACACAAACTATATGTAGATTATCTGCACCGCAGAAAGATAGATATTAATGACTATCCGTTTTATGTAACTCCCCACGCTCAGGGACGTTATGCTCAAAGGATAATCATTCCATATTTTTACAAAGACAAGTTGGTAGGTCACACAAGCAGATTTACAGATAATCGCATACCTAAATACATCAATGAACAACAACCTGGATATGTTTTTGGTATCGACTTTCAAAATCCACATTGGCAAATATGTATAGTAGCAGAGGGTATATTTGACGCACTAAGCATTAGGGCATGTGCTACAATGCACAATACTATCAGCGACGATCAAGCAGCATTATTGAGTACCTTAAATAGACGAATAATAGTAGTCCCAGATCAAGATGCTACTGGCTTAGAAATGTGTGATAGAGCTATTGAATTAGGGTATCAAGTAAGTTTGCCTGAGTGGCATAGTAGTGTTAAAGATATAAATGACGCAGTAGTAAAGTATGGTAAATTAGCAACATTATTGAGCATAACAAACGCAGCGACAAATAGCAAAATCAAAATTGAAATGAGGAGAAGGCAGATTGCTAAAGGATTATAATTATAATACTGATGTTCAAAAACTATTTTTGCGAATGATGATTTGTGACGCAGAGTTATATACTCGCGTCATGAATATTATGAATGCTGAAAACTTTGATAAAAGTTTAAGGCCTGTTGCTAACTTGTTCAAAGATCACAGCGACAAATATAGAATACTTCCTGATATAAATCAAATCAAAGCTATTACAGGAATAGAGTTAGAGCCCATTGATGAAATGAACGATGGGCATAAAGAATGGTTCTTAGATGCGTTTGAACAATTTACTAAGCGACAAGAATTAGAGCGTGCTATTCTAAAAAGTGCTGACTTATTAGAAAAAGGTGAATATGGTCCTGTAGAAAAACTAATCAAAGACGCAGTACAAATCAGCCTACAAAAAGATATGGGCACTGATTATTTTGGTAATCCTAAAGACCGTATCAACAAATATTTCAATAGTGGAGGTCAAGTTAGTACAGGATGGCCACAAATGGATAAACTATTATATGGTGGTTTCAATCGTGGCGAGCTAAACATCTTTGCAGGTGGATCAGGTTCAGGTAAATCACTTGTAATGATGAACATCGCATTGAATTGGTTACAGCAAGGATTAAATGGTGTATACATTACCTTAGAATTGAGCGAGGAATTAACAGCATTGCGTACAGATGCGATGTTGACTAACATGAGTACTCGCGAGATTCGTAAAGATGTTGATAGCACAGAAATCAAAGTCAAAATGGTAGGTAAAAAGGCAGGCAAGTATAGAATTAAAGGTATGCCTGCACAAAGTAATGTCAATGATATCAGGTCCTATTTGAAAGAAGTACAAATTCAAACAGGAATAAAAGTAGACTTTGTAATGGTTGACTATTTGGATCTTGTAATGCCTGTAAGCGTCAAAGTAAGTCCCAATGATCAATTTATCAAAGACAAATATGTGTCTGAAGAATTGCGTAACTTAGCTAAAGAATTGGGTGTTCTAATGGTTACTGCATCGCAGTTAAATCGTAGTGCAGTAGAAGAAATTGAATTCGATCATAGTCATATCGCAGGTGGTATCAGTAAGATTAATACCGCAGATAATGTATTTGGTATCTTTACAAGTCGCAGTATGCGTGAGCGTGGTAAGTATCAGATTCAATGTATGAAATCACGTAGTTCTACTGGTGTAGGTCAAAAAATTGACTTAGAATACAATATTGAAACTATGCGTATTACTGATGAGAATCCTGACAACTATGAAAATAATAAGAGTCAGCCTAGCCCAAATAGTATTATGTCTAAATTGAAATCAACATCTACAATTGTAGACCAAGAAACAGGTGAAGTATTACAGCCCGAAGAAAAAAGTATTGCAGTAGATATTCAAGGGTCGAAATTGAAATCATTGTTGAGTTCTATAAAAGCAAAATAACATATACCCAAGATAAATAGTATTTGGGATAACTTTTATGCAAAAACAAACTCGTAGCCTCTTAGAAGAACTTGAAGCTCTAGGCAATAAGAGAGATACCTCACATCTTATCGAAAGCAGAGCATCTAATATTATCGCCAGCGCCATTAATCTATTAGAAATGATTAATAAACATTACGATCCTGAAAAAGCTGAAATACTTGAAAGAAAGTTATTGAGTGCTATCAAAGGCAGAGACAGCGATAGATTTGTAAAATCACTAAAAAAGGCTGGGAAATGAATCTAACGCAACTATTAGCTGAAACTTTAAAAAAGCTAGATGATATAAAAGATGTAGAAACTTTTGAGATACTAGCTGAAGCTAAGGGTCATTTAGATCACCCTGAAGATTTAGTATTTTTAGATGGTGTACAGGGTGCCCAACGGGCAATAGATGCTACAGTTAATACAGTTAAGAATCCTAAAACTGTAACTATCAAATGGGATGGATATCCTGCTCTGATATTTGGTAGAGGCACTAATGGCAAGTTTGCTATCATGGACAAACACATGTTCAATAAAAAAGACATGTCAGGTAGGGCAGTTTATAGTCCTGAACAGTTTGTACAATACGACATGGAACGGGGTGTGGATAGATCAAATCTACATCAACTAATTAATAATCTTTGGGCTGGGTTAGAAAAAGCCAGTACTGGGGCAAAGGGTTATTACTGGGGAGATTTATTGTTTGGTCAGCAACTAGAACCAAAAAATAATGTGTATAGTTTTAGAGCTAACCCCAATGGTATAGCATATCAAATTGATGCTACTAGCGATTTAGGTAAGCTAATCGCTAACAAAACTGCTGCTATTGCAGTTCATCAATTCATACCACCAAACGCTTCATCTACAGATGATGCAACTCCTTTAGATGGAACTTTAGGACAACTAAAGAATAACAGCAATGTTGCTATAGTACCAAGTAAGATGCCAAATACTCCTGCATTGAAGATCAATAATTCATTGGTCAATAATGCTAAAAAAGCTATTTCTCAATATGGAGCCGCAGCCGAACAACTAATGTCTACTGCACCTCAAGCAAGAAATACATTCAATCAGTTATTCACTACATACATAAACAGAAAAATTGTATCAGGTGATCTAAACAACTTGGTTGATGATTTTATGGAGTTTGTGCAGACCCGTAATATGACTGAAAGTATGCGCCAAAAGATAATGAAGCATTTATCTGAGAACACTGAGGGTATTATTGGTATATTTTCAATTTGGATAGCTATCTATAATCTTAAAATGGATATAGTAGCACAGTTGAATAAGGCAGCAGAAGAGAGTCCTGTAAAGGGTTATCTACAAGATGGCACTCAAACACAAGAGGGCTTCGTAGCTCAGGGCTTGAAATTCGTTGACCGCATGGGATTTAGTCGTCAAAATCTCGCAGGTAGATAACCAAAACCCAAGTTTTTTTGAATTGGTGATAAATAAATGTAGAGCGAATGCTCATAACATTTAAGGAAAAATATCATGGCACAATTCACAAAAGTAAATGGTGACTTTCTACCAGTAATCAACTATGACAAAGGTTCATATACAAACAGCGGTCTATACGCAGTTGAGTCAGGCGCAACAGTTCAGCCACAAGGTCCAAAGCTACAGTTCTTCACTGTAACAGCCGCAGGTGCTCTAACAGGCGCACAAGTAAACACAATCATTCAGGCAACACAGCAACTAGCTACTGTTTACATCTATGAGTACACAGATACAACTAATGACACACTAGCAATGGCTGTATATCCTAACGAAGCTTGGGACGCTGCATCACTAGAAGCTGCTGTTGAAGCTGCTCTAACCGCAGCTGGTACAGCAAATAACGTAACAGTTACAGCATCAGCAACATTCACAAACTAATCTAAAACTTAGATTACTAAGCCCGAGATTTATTCTCGGGCTTTTTTATGTCTATAAATAGTTGCATGGCTTTTACTGTGCGCTGCAATACATTATTTGATATCACACAAACAGGAGTTATTAGTCGGAGAAATGCTAATAACGAAGATCCTGTATGGGTGCAGCGAAGAAATCAACAATGCAATTTTGATACAGTAGTTCAAGCTATATCGCTACGCTCACAGCCTGAAAACATCACTACACCCACAAAAAACAGCTTGCTATTCAAAAACAAGCATAATTTTGGTTTACTGTTTGACAAGTCATTCAAAGAAGAAATACCTTTTTGGTTCTTTGATTTTGACATCAGTTATGCTAGCGTATTTAATGATGGTATAAACGAATTAGGTCATTTATATAATGATTGCGATAAAATACCTATGATGCTATGTGGCACAGAATGGCACAAGTTGTCAAACTATTTGGATACGCACATTAACACACGAAACATTTATTTTGAGGTAATAAAAAATGCTTGACTTAGGCAGCTTTAAAAAAGTCGAAACATTCATACTGAAAGAGTTGCACGTTAATTTATCTGATGCTGCTATTTTCAAGCATGATGATGGAACATATGAACTATTCAATAAGTTTTTTATTCGCAAAATCTCAGATTACAAGTTCTTAGTAAGCACAGATCATGAACAACGAACATTTTCTTTCTTAAAAAATGCTGTTATGTGGTGTACATTTAACCACAGAGACAAGTTTTACGAAATGCTTAGAATTGAAGAATTAGATCAAATGCTAACTGGCATAGATGCGATGATCGAACAGCATAAAAGATTGGCGGTATCAACAACCGACATAGACAACAAGCTAATTTACTTGGCTAAACTCAACGAAGATAAGCTAAAAAAGCAGTATATATTACACGAAATAAAGCAGTATGTATTAGATGCTAAGTACTGGCAACTAAAACGATTTGCTGCTTCTGTAAAATCTTTGAATAAATGATAAATACATAACATAGTTTGGGAAACTAATCATGAAACTAACAGATTTTGATAAAAATAAAATAGCAACAACTGAAAAAGCTCTAAAAGAAAACTATAATGTTTCTATGAACTTTAATAAAATGTCTTTACCTGCATCACAAACAATGTTGAAAAAGGTAAGAGGGCTAATCAGCGAAGCAAAGCAGTCACAAGATTTCTATAGCAAGAAAACGACTCCTGCTTACATGAAATTAGTTTTTATGGAGCAAGCCTTGTCTTATCGCGTTTCTGAATTGATGTCTCGTCCTTCACGCATCGTTTTAGAAAATGAAGAAGTTGAAAAGTCACAGGTAGTTCTAGCTGCTCAAGACATGGTAGACAGTGTGCAGAAAATGATTGAAGAAGTCAGCGATATGCTTGTAAAAGAATTGCCAGCACTAACTGATTCAATTCAGTCAGAGATAGGCGCAAACGAGGGAACACAATTTAGTTCACAAGCTAGTGAAGCTCTTACTGCAATTCAATCAGCACTAACGTCAAGCCAAGCTACACTAAAATCTGCACTAGGTACTATTACAGGTCAGGGTGGAATGGAAGAATTTGAACCTGATATGGGTGGTGACGCTGCCGCAATGGGTGAACCTGAATCAGTTCCTGGCGAGGAAGAGGCTGAGATGGATATTGATGTTTCAGGTGAGGAAGAAATTGCTGAACCTGAACCAATGGCTGCTACAAGTGTAGGTAGAACTAAACGGTAACATGCGTTTATTAGAGTTGACTGAAATAGATCCTCAAATTGCTACCCTAATAGCAATTACAGATCAGCTTCGCGTAGGTTTGGATAAAAATCCAAACCTACAATGGTCTACTGATAATCTTCTTCAGTATTTCCAAAAATACGGAATTTCACTTGACGTTACCGATTTGTATGATATGATACAAAAACCACCGTTAAATAATGTTATAAGTAATATTCAAGGTGATGTTGTAGTATTTAAAGGACAAGATAGTGCTACTCCGCAATCTAGCGACACTAATCAAGATAGTAAAAAAATAGTTGCTCAAATGGCAAAAAGTGCTAATGATTTAACATGATTACATTAACTCCTGCTGCAATAGAAAAAGTAAAATCTCAAATAGAAAAAAGAGGAAAAGGATTAGGAATCCGTTTAGGAGTAAAAACTACGGGTTGTTCAGGTTTAGCATATACAATAGAATTCGCTGACAAATTTGAACTGGGTGACAGCATCTTTGGATTCGAGGGGTGTAGGGTTCTAATTGATGCTAAATCTATAGTTTATCTAGAGGGAATAACCGTTGACTACGTTAAACAAGGCCTAAATGAAGGGTTTGAGTTTAACAATCCTAAAGAAAAAAGCCGCTGCGGTTGCGGAGAGAGTTTTAGGGTATAAACGATTTGTATCTACCATTAAGGTATGATATAATATAGTGATGTATATTCCGAATAAATTTAATTACACTCCTTTATCCCGAGAAAATATAGATGGATCTCGCAAATACGCTACACCTGATGGTTTAAAATTACCCAGTGTTACTACTATACTTGAAACCACAAAGCCCGAAGAAAAGAAAAAAGCACTACAAGAATGGCGTAATCGTGTAGGACATAAACAAGCACAGGCCATTACTACTGAGGCTGCTGGTCGTGGTACTAGAATGCACAAGTGGATAGAAGATTATGTAAAAACAGGAGTTTTAGGTACTCCAGGAAATAATCCCTATTCCATACAAAGCCATAAAATGGCACAATCTATCATCTATCAAGGGCTATCTAAATGTAATGAATTTTGGGGTACAGAGGTATCACTTTATTTTCCCAAAGTTTATGCAGGAACTACTGACTTAGTAGGCGTACATGATGGTTCCGAAGCTATAATGGATCATAAACAATCTAATAAATTAAAAAAACGCGAATGGATTGATGATTATTTCATTCAGTTAGCATTTTATGCCACAGCACACAATGAAGTATATGGCACAAATATACAAAAAGGTGTTATTTTTATGTGTACCGCTGATAACATATACCAAGAATTCATAGTGGAAGGCGCTGAATGGGAAAAATATGTAGACCTGATGTGGCGCCGTATAGAACAGTACTATCTCCAATTAGTATGATATAAATGATAAATAAGTGATAATGGTAATTATCACTTATGGCTATAATTCAGATATCAAGAATAATTCAAAGATCAGGTGACCTTGTAGATTTGCCTCAATTAGCTGAAGCAGAGTTGGGATGGGCCAATGATGCTAGAAGATTGTTTATTGGTAGTACCACTCCTGATGAAAATGTTGAGGTTTTGACTTCTTATTCAGACATTAGTTTTGGGCAAATAGAGGGTAGTTATGGTAATTTAGATTTTTCTACTCCTGTAGAAGGTCAACTCATAACTTATAACAAAATATCAAATACATGGGTTAATACAGGCGGCAATGCACTTAATCCTGGCAATACCTCGGAATACAGAAATAATAAAGTACATTTAGGTGATGTAGGTAATGTAAAACTAGGCGGTGGGTCATTGGGATATGTTTTGGAAACGGATGGCCAAGGGAATTTATCTTGGAGTACTAAAGGTACATTAAGAAATCAAATTTTAAATTTGTATTCTGATGAAGTACCTCTAATAATAAAAATAGATCCCAATGCACCATATGTAAATGGTTTAAAAATTACTATATCAGGTGCAAATGCTACCAATGCAAATACTATACTTAATGGCCAGGATTTTTATGTTGATGTGGCCAACGATTTCCCTGTGTCAGGTAATGTTTCATTATTCTATGATCCCAGTCGCCAAGTAGCAGTAAACGGTAATACATTAGGAACTTATATTCCTAACTCAGGCATAGCGGTATCTTTATTATCCTCGGCCTCGGACGTAAGCAGTATAGCACAGGGTATTGAAGGATCCATACAATTCAACCAAAGCGGTTTCTCTAATGGTAGTGCTCAATTAACTTGGATCAACAGCTTATTAAACGTTTCAGGAAATGCAAATGTCAGTGGTACAATTAATGCTGGTGCTTTAAGTACTGCGGCAACAGTCACTGGCTCACAAATAGTTTCAACTACAATAAGTCAAGCTCCTTTGGTAGTATCAAGTTCTATTAGAATACCTAATGCTAATGTTCAAACTGCAGGAAATTTAATTAATGGCAATAGCAACATAATTGTTAATACTAGCGGCAATATAATAGTAGGCATAACAGGAACAGCAAGTGTTGCGACATTTACTTCTACAGGTATTAATATAACTGCAAATGCTAATATTGGTAACATAGGCACTGCAGGTATAATAACAGCAACGGGTAATATTCAAGGGGGTAATTTAAGAACAACAGGTCTATTAAGTGTAAGTGGGAATGCTAATGTTGGTAATTTAGGTGCAACAAATGGTGTATTTGTAAATGTGTCAGGTAACGGCGCTTTACTAACAAATTTACCTGCAGGAAATATCAATGGTCAGGTAGCAAGCGCATTAATAGCAGGCACAGTATACACTAACGCACAACCTAATATTACATCATTAGGCACACTAACAGGGTTAAATGTTTCAGGTATTGTTACTTCTGGCATATTTACTGCAAATGGTGTTGCAGGCAGAGTTATAACACAGACTGATTCAGGAGGATCAATAAGTCTAGGGTTAGTCAATGGTACAGCGTCATCATCTCCTTATATAGATTTTAATACTAGTAGAAATGCAGTTGACTATGATGTAAGATTAATGGCAAGTGGTAATTTAGGAGTTGTAGGATCTGGACAATTAACTATAACTGCCGCTGCGCTATCAGCTACAGGTAATATTTCCATAGGTGGATCAGCAAGTGTAACAGGAAATATCAGTAGTGGAAATATTCAAGCCTCGCAGGGTACATTTACAACAGTTAACGCCAGTACCATTGGTGGAGCGAACGCAGCCATCGTGGGCAATGGTATAGGACTAACATCAATCCCCACAGCAAACTTAAATAATCCAGTAAGTTTAACTAGCCAAGTCTCAGGAATATTACCTATATCATCAGGAGGAACAGGCCAGTCAACAAGGGCTGCTGCAATTAATGCTTTGTTACCTAGTCAATCAGGCAACGCGGGCGCCGTTTTAGTATCTAATGGAACTAATGTAAATTGGGGGGCTAGTGCTACTGAAGCATGGGTTAAAAATTTGATTAACACCATAGAACCTCTAGGTACAATTAAAGCATGGGCCGGGACAATGGGTAACATACCTTCAGGTTGGGCTTTATGTAATGGTCAAAACGGTACTCTTAATTTGACTGACAGATTTATTGCAGCATTTGGTGGGGGCATATATGGTCAAAATGGTACTGGCGGATGGTGGGCCGGCCAGGGAAGCACTCCGGTATCAGGGTCAACATTTACTGCAGGTACTCATGCTCACGGATTTAGTACACAGGGAGCATGGCTGTCTATAGATCAAATACCCGGCCACGCGCATACATTCAGAAATATTAGATATAGTGAAGCATTTACTGGAGCTATATATGAATGGATAGACCCCGTTTATGGTTATCAATTCCTGCAGGGTCCAGGTTCAAGTAGAGGAATGGATTATGATAATGGTGTTTTTTTCATAGATTCAGGCACGAGATGGACTGGTGGTCAGAATTCAGGTCCTGCCCAAGGAAACGAGAACGCGGGTGCTAATCCACACTTTCATGGGATAATTTCAGATGGTGCCCACAGCCATGGATTAAGTGCGTCAGCGACAGTTCCCGGTTTCTTCGCGCTTGCATTTATTCAAAAAATTGCACTACTTACATAAGGAAATTGTAATATGGCTTTGCCTTTAGTACCCCCAGGATATAGTAATTGGAATCAATACATAACTGAAAACGCACCTGCCCTTATGACCAGTCAAGGCCTAACCTTCCAACAAGCTAAAGCAAGTATAAAACTATTGATGGTGTCTGAACCTATAAGGTCTGCTGTAGGTGAACCTTATTACAGAGAATATAATGTGTTTACTACTTGGGCTGATAGGGCGGTATTGCCTGCACTAGGCCGTCCCTGGCGCCTCTAAAATTATCCGTTTTAGATAAATACTTGACTATACTCTCATGGGGAGAGTTTATGCGGTCCCCACCGCGTAGGGCCTAGAACGCCCGTCACAAAAGGAGAAACAAATGGGACGTCCTCTAAAAATCGCAAAAGCACAAGCCGTGCTTACAATCACAGCAACAAACGCAAGTACAGAAGAAGTTACAGTATCACAGACATTAGCTAGCCTAGGTATTATTGCAGGTATGCCATTCGTTGCAGCAAGTAACGTAGGTGGCTTGGTTGCTGGTACAACATACTGGATTCTAAAAGTTACCGGTGCTTCTACTTTCACAGTATCAGCGACACCTCTAAATGCAAATCCTACTTATACACCTGTAAATCTTTCAGCAACAACAGGTCAAAGTGTAGCAGCATCAGTTGGTGTAGTTGATTCAGGTTTCAACAATCCAGCTGGTATTTCAAACACTTATGGTGTAGTCGGTGGTAATACAGCAATTTATGGTAATCAAGTATTGTGCCGTGTAGCTATTGGTCAAACAGGTACCGGAACAATTACTACAGACGCTACAAGCACAACAGTTACTGGTGTAGATACAGCATTTGATACAGAACTAGCTGTGGGTTCAGTTCTAACATTAGCTGACGGTACATTAGTGGGCTACGTAGATTCAATTACAAGTGATACTGAACTAGAACTAGCTGCAAACGCAGAAGTTGATGCTACTGATGCCGCATTCGTTTTTGCCACAAACGAGCCAGGATTTATTGTTCGTCAAAAAGGCAAACAAAAGTATCTAGTTCAAGGTGCAACAAGTGGCCTAGTAGCTCAGTGTCAAACAGCTAACGTAGCTAATGCTTCACTAACACCAAATACAATGAACATTATCGCAACTTATGCTAATGCTGCTACAGCATTTGTACAAAGCTTGAGCGATGTGAATCTTGAAATTTTTGGTAACAGTGCGCCCTTACTACAAAATGCAAATCCTGCTTATGCAACATTCAATAGTGCAGAAGATGCTAATGCAGCCGCTGGTGTAACTTATCCTATCGTAAGTATCAACAAGGAATAATGAATCATGGCACTCAATGTAGCGAAAGCGCAGCGAGCGCGATCATCTAAGTTGGATACTGAAGTAGCTGTCCTTCAAGTCAGAGTTGGTAATGTTGAAGAAAAATTCAACGACATCAAAGAGGACTTGAAGGAAGTCACAGCTAAATTGGATAAAAACTCTGAAGAAACTCAACGATTACTCAAAGAAGTTCATCAGGGTAATCTAGATGCCCACACTAAACTAGAAAGAAAAATAAACGGTTTAGAAAAATGGCGTTGGATGATTATGGGTGCAGGTATAGTAATAGGCTATTTAGGTATAGATTCTATTGCAAAATTGTTTCAATAAAAAAGCCCCTTCAAGGGGCTTTTTTAGTAAGTAAGCTAAGTTTTTCTTGAACTACTTCAAAGTTTATCATATTGAATACCCCAGGATGTAAAGGTTTAGGATATTGTCCCAAAACTACCCAAGCATAACCTGAATGCTCATCGTTCAAAATAGGTATGAATTCATTTTCTACAATACAAAAAAATGTATGATAAACAAAATTATTGTTTATAAATTTTTGTATAGGTACTAATTTTGTATTATTTGGGAAGAATCCAATCTCTTCTTCGCATTCTCTAACTAATCCCTCTAAGAGAGTTTCTGACTCTTCAATCTTACCACCTGGAAGACCCCAAGAATTATTCTTAGAATCATTTCTTAGTAGATAAAGGTATCTGTTAGTAGATTGTGAATAGAAAAAAATTCCTGCGCTTGTATTGTTCATTTTAGATAACTATAGAATAATCGCCTTCTCCATACCACCCTTCAAATGATTTCATCCAAACACCTTCTGTAAAACGGTATTGAATGTTGGTAGTAAGATTAGTAACGTATTCTACACTATCTGATACTTGACTGTCAAATGAAACATGCCATTCACCAGTACTGGAGTTGTATTCTATTATGTCGTTAGCATTAGCTACCAAATCACCCCAAGCTACTGTTGGGCTACCTGGGAATCCAATGTTTTCAACTATTAGGTATCTTCGACCATTTACAGGTCCTGGTAACCCCGCGTTAGGACCTACTAATTGTGGATTGATGATACTATCGACAGGTCCCAATGTATTTTGAGGTAATGTATCAGGATCAATATTATAGATCAAGAATCTATCGTCTAATGGATCAGGTGTTATTGTACCTACAATTTCAGTTTCCATATAGGGATTTTGTAACCAAATTTGTGAAATTCCTGGTTTTATAGTACCATAAACATTTAACAACGATGACCAATAAATCGATGTATTGGGATTTGTAGGTTCTTCAATAGACTCATTAGGTGGATAAAAAGCTACATCATTTGGTAATAGCTGTAGCATACCATTTATCAATAGTACTTTATAACCATAAGGTGAAATCTTTTGTCTTGTTCCCAACAATAAATCTTCGTCTTGTATGTCTTGTAAAGCTGTGCCTTTATGTATCGAAGCAATAACTTTATGAATAACACCCATCTTTTTAAGTTTAGCACTAGTACTGATCCAAATAGGAATGTAAAACTTCCAAGACAGTACGTCGATAGGATTGTTTGTGCCCTGCGGTATGCTACGAGAACTCCAAGTTATACCATCTTGAAATACTACCGTTAGCGATGTCCAATCTATAAAGTTATCTGTGCTTTGAATGTCTAAGCCAGGATTGAATAATGTTCCTAACTGTTCTACTAACTCTAATTTTTGCTGATAGTTTGTAGACCAAAAATCTACCTGTAATCTTAGTGTATAAGGTACGGGCATCAATCTTTCAACAGTAAATGCCTGCCCCTGAGTAGTCTCATAACTTTGTGATTCAGGATTGTAAGTTCTTTGTCTTACCTGCATCTTGTCTACTAAAGTAGGTACTTGAGTTCTACGTTGATCGTATTCTAATCCTGTAATGTGGTATGTAAGTAAAGGTGCAGTAGGTAAATTGCTGGCACTATTATTAGCAATAATAGTAGCTGCTTGGCGGCTACTATCTCCATACATGATAGGAACACGAACAAGTATAGGATTTCCGTTAGGATCCTTGCCTTTAGTGACATACCACGAACTGAAGATTTTTGCGAATTGAATTAAAAATCGTCTTATCTGCGCGTCATAAAAATAGGTAGCCAAAATTAATTCCTTGAATAAATATGTGTAGTTCGCGGGATTGCAGTCCCCAACTACTCTAATGCTATGAAGGAGCTATCAGCATGATTATTTATCTATATCATAAACGTCATCGTAAAACCGGATTGAATTATTTTGGAAAGACAACCATAGATCCTTATAATTATACAGGATCTGGAAAATATTGGAATAGACATTTAAAAAAACACGGAAAAGACATAGAAACCGTTTCTGTATGGGAATTCAACAATCAAGAAGATTGCACTAATTTTGCATTGCAATTTTCCATGGATAATAATATAGTTGAGTCTGTACATTGGGCCAATTTAAAGTACGAGAATGGCAAGGATGGAGGCGATCCTGGACTTGAGGGTAGAAAAAAAATCATTGAGGCGCTTAAAGGCAAAAAACATTCTACTGAAGAAAACGAAAATAAAAGTAAAAGACAAAGAGGTATAAAACGCTCTCCTGAATATCTTGCAAAAAAGATAGGATTAAAATATAAAAAATCTAATAAATCTAAAGAAAGAACACGACCTAATAAAAATAAAGGAAGACCTTTATCAAAAGAATGGATAGAAAAAAGCGCAAAGTCAAGGACTGGTATGAAATACCCAATAGTAACATGTCCCCATTGCAATAAGCAAGGGGGATCGTGTACCATGCCTAGATGGCACTTTGATAACTGTAAGTTTAAACCTAGTTAAGCTTCTGGAGGAATGTCGTCAGGAGCTACAGTCAAGATTGTAGATAGTGCTTGTGCTTGAGGTACAACTTCGCCATCAGTCAATGTAGTTGTGTTTTCATTGTTGATGAATCCGGATAGTTGTGATTGATCTTCTGCGGTGAAGCCTGTATCTGTTCTTACATTTTCGCTTATTCTAATCCAAAGATTACCATCCCATCTATAAAGTAGTTGAGGAAAATAATCTATACGCAAGAAATAATCGCCTACTTTAGGATCTTGTGGGAAGGAAATACCCACGCCTGTTGGGAAACCATTTGGTGCAGTACCGTCACCTGTTAGGTATCCTGTAGTATAACCAAATGATCTTGGACTGCTACGCGCTATGAACTGAAATCTTGGATCGCAGTCTGCGCGATAGTTCATTGTATTGGGACCATATGGCTCTGTACCTGTAAATCCAGGAGCTACTGGATCTTGGTCAGCAGTTGCGTAAGTATTATCGGCGGTACCATAGGGTCCTAAAATGATACCATTACTTTGTGCTACAACAACTTTCTCACCGCTTACTGCACCCGATCCTGTGGATGTTCTTTCAGGAGCTATTTCATCTGTTTCTAAACTTAAAGCAACGAATGCGTCTAATGGATCGCTTATGTGATCCATGTCAGCAGTCATGTCCCAAAAGCTCTGCACTGCCTGCTTTGACACTTTGATGACAGGGCTACTATTCTTATAGTTGGGATCTTTCATCAATACAACTGTACCTATAACAGCACTTAATCCTAATGGACTACCCAAAATGTTTATAGGTGGTGCAGGTTGGTCAAATTTACCTGATTTTACTCCGTAAGTTGGCACGACATAAAGATTACCTGTATCGTATCCTGACTTAGGTAGCAATCGTTTTGCTTCTTCAAGCATCGCATCGTTAACTGCGATATTCTTATTATAAGTTGAAATAATGTCAGATAATGTGCCACCCTCAGGTATTTCTTTCCAAAATTCTGGATCGGGTGGATTTTTACCTATAGGAACTTCTTTCAATGACTCATAAACTTTGTCGCCATACTGAACCGTATACCCAGGTGGATAAGTTTTATCGGGATCATAATTGCCCAAATAGTTATCTTCATTGTTGGGTTTGTTGAGTATGTTTTGGAACTCTTGACTATTGATTAAGGGTTCACACTTTATACGCCAAAGATGTGGGAACCAAGTTTGACTGAAACCTTCGCTGGCATAGTTTGCGTCAGTGATTTGATAAAATCTTTTTAAAGCATACTGTAATGATTCGTCAAGAGGATTGTAATCAATAAGATGGGGTAGTTCTATTACATCGCCTACCATCAACTTGCGACCCATGATGTCGATCATGTCATTGTAATGTACAGTTATAAAGATCACATCATTGTTTAGAAACAAACCAAACTGACTCAAGTCGAAGTCCAGGTTCTGTACATTGTAGTGACCACGTAATCTATAAATGTTTTGGTCGTACACACGATCCCTATTCTCTAAGAATAGTAAATCTTGTATTTGTGTTGGATCTGGTTTATCGTATTCAGGCTGTGTAAAGTCATTGCTTGGGCCTGTATTGGCTACGCCCGCATACTTGTGTACATACAAATCAGTGGCTCCAGCCGTAAACATTTCTGAAATGGTACGATCAAAGAACCTATAGTCATTTTGCTTATTTGGTTTGTATAAAGATAGTTTGGGCATACTCTTATTTATCGCAAAGTTATTTGGTTCAATAAGTTGACAATAAATGAGGGTCGTGTCATAATAGTTGCTATGAAACTTTCTCCCTACGAACAAGTAGCACGCCGATTGCTAAAGGGTCAACCTAAACCAAAGCCTTTTGGCAAACTTATTGACGGTAAATGGCTGACTGGGACGCAAAGTCTACACAAAACCCCACAAAGCATTCGCTGGCGGATGTTTTGGCGCCTTAAGTTAAATCGGGCACCAAAACTTGACAATAAATAGGCACTCTGTTATAATGCTTGAAATGTCTACTCACATGGAAACACTATGCCTCGTAAAGCCGCTGTAAAGCCTGCTAAGCCTGTCGCACGTAGGGTGACTAAAAAGTCGATGCTGATCGACAACTCTGCTACCGTCAAGGCTCTCAATCCTAAAGATCCTGAAGTGGCTCGTATTGGGTATGAACCTGAGTTTACGGTTCAGCCCAATGAGGATGTTCGCAAAAGCGTCCTTGCTACGTCGCTACACTGGTACAACAGGTTCTATGGTCGTAAAGATGCCAAAGACCTGATGATTCAGTTCCTTCTCCATAACGGAAAGACTACTGAAGCCAAAATCATGGCTAAGGTAGATGACAGCGAATTCGCTATTCCCACGTATGCCTGGCTGGCTCGCCTCACTCTACGTGGTCTGATCCTTACTGAGGTGGAACAAAAGCAACTGGATGCTGAAGTTGCCCGTCTCCTTGCTCCCATTGTCAGGGTCGAGTCACTGATTGGTGGCAAGAAGAAGGTCAAGGAAGACGCCGCAGCACGTCCTAATATTCAGGAAGTGATGCGTGAAAAGGCGCGTCAAGCTGCGGGTGAGCTTGAAGGTGTGATGGATGACTTCAATCTTGGTGGATCGAAGGCTAATACGCCTGCTGATGCTGTTGGGTTCCTGACAAAATACAATGTTATGCCTCAGCATACTTCAATTGTTACTGATGCTTGGAAGCGCAAGCTAGCAGAGTACAATGAGGTGCTTGAGGGTAGGGACCCGCAACTGGTTCAAGCGTACTCGCATCTTACGAAAACTCAGGTCAAAAACACGATCAAGTTTATCGAAGCTATGCTGGCTAGTGTGGGTAGCTATGTCAGCAACAAAAAGGCTACGAAAGCGCCGCGCAAGCGTAAGGCTGTGCCGCCCGAGAAGATTGTAGCTAAACTCAAGTTCCTGAAGGAATTCAAGGACGCTGAGACTAAGCTGAATCTTGTCAGCATTCATCCCAAGATGTTGCTGGGGGCGAGTGAGGCGTGGGTCTATGATACGGCGAAACGCAAGCTGCACCACTATGTTGCGGATGATCTTGCCAAGACTTTCTCGGTCAAGGGCAATACGCTTCTGGGGTTTGATACGCTGAAAAGCGAAATGAAAACGCTGCGTCGTCCTGCTGAACAAATCAAGGAGATCATGGGTAGCAAGCCTGCGGCACGGAAATATTTCAAAGACATTCGTGCGGTAGCTGGTAACCCTAGCGGCAGGTTTAACGCTGATATGATTCTGCTGAAAGCATTCTAAGGAAAAATATGGATAAAAAAATCGACTTAAACAAATACAAAGAGTTTGTAGCTGGCGTAACTAGCAACCAATCAAATTATGTAGAGTCTTTTATAGATTCTATTCATAAGTTGGAAAGGCAGGCTGCTGTTCATAGTTTACAACTAAACATGCCCTTACTACTTACCGCAAGTATTGGGTTGGCAAGTGAAGGCGGGGAGTTTAGTGAAATCGTCAAAAAGATGGCGTTTCAAGGTAAGCCCTATACTGAAGAAAATCGCTATCACATGAAACGTGAATTAGGCGATATCATTTGGTATTGGATAAATGCTTGCCGCGCACTAGGTTACGATCCCAATGATGTTGTTGCTGAGAATGTAGAAAAACTAAAAGCACGATATCCTGGTGGAGAGTTTGATCCCTTCTATAGCGAAAATAGAAAAGAAAGAGATTTATGAACAACCAAGCACATAAAATATTCAGTATAGGAAACATTTCAATACCCCATTTTGAATACCAAGAATATGGAGCTAAAGGTGTAGGTATCAAAAAACAACTGATAATATCTATGGATCAATTTATCGACCATAGTATGGATACTGAATTACATATAGAATGTTGCCAAGGATTAGCATTAGCTACTGAATACAAGATGGGAATGATATATGGTGATATACCCCCTGAAGAAGAATTGCGATATGATAATCACGGGTCATGGACTAAAATTCTATCTACTTTAGATCCCTCAGGGATTCATCATCACGCTTTACTGGATCTGATAAGTAAAGCCCCTAAAGGCCAAGAAATACAGGCATTTTATAAGTATGCGTACTTTGCTTTAGGGTCAGCTATACCTTGGTTCTTTGCTCTTTATCTAAAGCACGGTGACTTCAGGAATAAAACTCAAAATAATGATAATTGGACTCCTGCAGCATCGCATTTCCCTAAACTACTAGAATATATAAAAACACTACCTTTCAAAGAAATAGGAAGAATAATGTTCTTCACTACTTATCCCAACGCAGGGGTAACTATACACAGAGATAGTATCGTAGCAGAACATAAAGATCACAATATAAACTTGTTCTTTGATGGTGGGTGGAGACCTAGCTTTATATGGGATGAAAAAAATAAAGAAAAACATTATCTCCCTTCAGGAGCTAGAAGTTATTTTTTCAATAACCGCGACTATCATGGTGTAGATCCTGAACCAGGATTTAGATATACATTACGAATTGATGGTACCTTTACTGATGAATTGTGTGACAGTTTAGGTCTAGAAGAAGGTTATACTTGGAAATGGTCTTACGAAAATAGCAAGTAAGTAATAATTATTGGTTAATGGGCAAACACACGCCCTGGAGTGTGTCTATAATCCGTTCCCTATTCACGGGTGACGGTGGCAGGTGAGACCAACGCCGAATTTACAGGACTACCCTATGATGCCTAAACGTCCGTCCCTTGACGGAAACGTTTCCTGTATCTTAATGGTTGATGTTGCTGGGTCATGGTAATAGCGATAGAGGGCCCAGGCTGGTCAAAACTACCCGATGAATAATGTTTTGACTTTGCAGCGAATATGGTAAAGTCCCCTTGAGGGGTAGGTGAGACATAGACAATCCTCCACCTTAATCTTTAAATTCATCGTCGCCTCTGTAATAGAGCCTAAGGAATGGTTTTTATTTTTGCGAGTAGAGCATATCTACTCGCCTTTTGCCTAGGAATGATTAGAGAACCAGAAAATCCAGATAAATAAATTTATAAATGGATTAAAATTATGGCAGCTAATATACTTAATACACCTAATGGATACACGTTAGACGAATTAAAAAACGCAATGTTTGAAAATCTGCGCCTAAGATTAGGTGGTGATATTGTAGACCTGGAGTTAGATCCCCAGCATTTTGAAGCTGCTTATAATTACGCCATTAAAATTTACCGTCAACGGGCACAAAATGCCACAGCGGAATCATATACATTAATGACTGTGGTCAAGAATGTTGACACTTATACATTGCCACAGGAATTCATAAACGTAAGATCAATCTTCCGCAGAACCGTGGGTATGGAAACAGGACCAGCATCATCTTCATTTGATCCTTTTAGTAGTGCTATCCTTAATACTTACCTGCTAAATTATAACTATGCTGGTGGTATGGCAACTTATGACTTTTACGCAGGTTATGTAGAACTGGCTGCACGTATGTTTGGTGGTTACGTTATCTATACATTTGACCCTGTTACCAAAGTATTACGTATTGTCCGTGACCCTAAAGGAACAGGCGAGAGAGTCCTTATTTGGGCAGATGTCCAAAGACCTGAAGAAGTGCTACTACAAGATCCAGGTGCTGGTGTTTGGATAGGTGACTATACACTAGCAGTTCTAAAAGGTATCATAGGTGAGGCCCGTGAAAAATATGGTAGTATTGTGGGTCCAGGTGGTGGCACAACATTGAATGGTTCAGCTATGAAAGCTGAAAGCAAAGCTGACCAAGAACGTTTGATTGATGAACTCAAGCGTTATGTTGACTATTCACAGCCGTTGACTTGGGTACAGGGATAAAATAGGTAACCTTATCTCTTTACATTTTATCTATGTTGTAATACTATGTCATAAGAAATCACGGGGGTTTCAATGATTGTAGGAATAACAGGCCTAATTGGTTCAGGTAAAGATACAATAGCAGATTATCTTTGTACATTTCACGGATTTAAGCGTATGAGCTTCGCAGGATCTTTAAAGGATGCTGTCGCTAATGTTTTTGGTTGGAATCGTGAAATGCTTGAAGGTACAACTAAAGCAAGCAGAGAATGGCGTGAGCAAGTAGACCCATGGTGGTCTGAGCGTTTAAGAATGCCACATCTTACCCCAAGATGGATCCTACAGTATTGGGGCACAGAAGTTTGTCGTCAAAACTTTCACAACGACATCTGGGTGGCAAGCGTAGAAAATAAACTTAGGCAAACTAAACACAACGTAGTAATTACTGATTGTAGATTCCCTAATGAGCTAAAAGCTATTAAAAACGCGGGTGGGATGACTATCAGAGTCGAACGTGGTAAGAATCCAGAATGGTATGCTGATGCTGAAGAATTTCAAAAAGGTGATCGCCATTATGGTTGGGCAATGGCAAGAAGTAGATTAGAAAAAGCTGGTATTCATGCTAGCGAGTATAGTAGCGTGGGATTGAAATATGATTTTGTAATTCAAAACGACGGCACTATAGATGAGTTACACAAAAAAGTTAAATTAGTAGTCAACTTTTAAATCACCCCTGCGCCAAGTAACCTTTGTACGTTTTACTACTTCAATACAATTCAAACACACGCTGCGTAAATTATTAAATTCAATGTTCTCTAAGTCACCATCAATGTGATAGACTACTATCTGAGATTGATAGATGCACTTAAACCCGCATAAATCACATGCGGGTTTTTTCTTATAACCACTCCTGAGCCAATTAGGTTTTCTAGGTGGTAGATTTATTTTCTTTCTTCTACACTCATCGCATTGGCTACGGTAATGGTATTGTCCATTTTTAATGTAATTTATTGACCTGACATTTTTGTTACAGGTTTCGCAAATAGGTCTCATAAAGTATTTATGTTTTGGAACCTTCGAAGGCACGGTTTGAGCACTTTTTTGAAATTTTTGCTAAATAATCTTATAACTCAGGCGGTAAACCTCAAAATTTTACAATAAAGGAAATATAAAATGGCTTTAACATCACCCGGCGTAGAAGTAACGATTATTGACCAAAGTCAATATCTTCCTGCCCCAACAAATTCAGTACCTCTTGTAGTTGTAGCTACAGCACAGAACAAGGCAGACGCCTCGGGTACAGGTGTCGCACAAGCTACGACATTAGCTAACTCTAATAAATTATTCTTAGTAACAAGTCAGCGTGATTTAGTAAATCTTTATGGTACACCATTCTTTTATACAACAACAAATGGTACACCTATTCAAGGTTATGAACTAAACGAATATGGTTTATTAGCAGCCTACTCAGTATTAGGCGCAACAAATCGTTGTTACGTACTTCGTTCAGACATTGACTTAGCAGCCCTAGTAGGTCAAACAGGTCGTCCAACAGGTGCACCAGATAATGGTGCTTACTGGTTAGATACCACAGATAGTACATGGGGAATTTTCGAATTCAACGCTACAACTGGTAAATTCACACAACAATTCCCTATCGTTATTACAGATTCAGATCAATTGTCAGGTGGAGTACCATTAGCAAGCATTGGTAACATAGGTGAATACGCTGTAAATGCTATACAAATTACAGCAGCACCAAGCGATGCAGCACAATATTTTTATAAATCAACCAACAATGTATGGGTACCATTAGGTTCAGATGCGTGGAAAGCAGATTGGCCAACAATCCAGGGAACGCAAAGTGAACCTACACTAACAGCTGGTGATTCTTTTGTATTAAGTCTAGGTGGCACAATAAGTGCAAATATTATAGTACCTCTAGCACCTGATAATACAGTTCACGGTGTACAAAATGTTATTAATGAACTAGGTTGGTATGACTTATTTGCTGAAGTGGTAGATGGAAAACTAGCTATCTATTCAAGGCAAAAAGGCCAAAGTAATGCTAATTATATTGAAATAACTCAAGTATTAGGTAGCACAGTACTAACAGATTTAGGAATAAATACGGGTAATTATTTACAACCAGGCTTTTATTATGGTACGGCGGCGCAAATGCCATTATGGACAAGCAGTCAAACTAATCCAAGACCTACAGGTTCAGTATGGGTTAAAGTAGGTGCAGCAGGAGGAGGTTTAGCTCCTGTAATTGCTCGCTATGACGCGGGCATAGCATCATGGTCAACAAAAGCTGTAACATTAGCTACAAGTGACTGGGCAGCAACAGAAAGCTTAGACGCGACTGGTGGAAAAGCGATTCCTGCAGGTTCTATTTACGCGCAATACAACTTTAATGACTCAAGTTTGACACCAGTTTATTTATGGGAGCGTATAGCTACTGGTCCAACAGTTGTAACAGGTTCTGTCGATAATCCAGTATTCTCATCAGGACCATATACATTACGTGTGGCAGTAAGTACACCAGGTAGTTCATCACTTTCATCTTATTACACTGTTACTATAAATAATAATGATACTGCTACAGATTTTGTAACTCGTTGGTCTGCTGCAAATATACCTAACACAGTAGCCTCAGTTACCACTAGCGGTTCAATACAGCTAGTTCATACACAAGGTGGTGAAATTGTTCTTAATGACTACAATACCCTAACTGGCGTTTCTAATGGATTATTAGTAACAGCAGGATTCGTTGTGGGAACAACGTCAGGTTGTAAAATAGGTCCTTCAGATGTGAAAATGTTTTCAGTTTCGCAAACATCAACAACTGGAGCAGGTACAGGTGCAATATTTAATATCACAAAATCATATGAATCTTATACTGTTGCTCCAATACCTTCAGCAAGCGGTTCAGGTTACGCTGTAGGCGATCAAATTACTATCGCGGGTAATAGTTTAGGAGGCACTGCGCCAGCAAATAATCTTGTCATTGAAGTGGCTGCTGTAACAGGTGGAGCAGTTAGCCGCGTCACATATATTTCAGGAACAGCAGCAAGCAATTATACTACGCAGATCAGTAACTGGGTTGAATTTACATATACTGCTAATGAAGGCGAGCCTGCACAAGCACCAGCGAACGGTACAAATTGGTTCTATTCAGTAGTCGACCAAGTAGATATCATGGTAAACTACAATGGTAACTGGAGGGGATATAAGAATCAAAATTATGATTCTTCAGGTTTTCCAACACCCAGTGGAACAAACGCTACTGATCCAAATGGTCCTATCATTAGTGCAACAGCACCTACAGCACAGAGCGATGGAACGTCACTAGTTTATGGTGATTTATGGATAGATACGAGTGATTTAGAAAATTATCCCATAATACGCCGTTATGAAAGTGTGGATGGCGAAGATCAGTGGACGCTAATCAATAATACAGATCAAGTAAGTTCAAATGGTGTTTTATTTGCTGATGCTCGTTGGGCAACTAATAGTACAACAAGTGCAGTCGATGATCCAGTTCCCACAATTGCTTCACTATTAACAAGCAATTATCTTGACTTAGATGCTCCTGATGCTTCATTGTATCCAACAGGTATGCTTTTATTCAACACAAGACGCTCGGGATATAACGTAAAACAGTTTAGAGCAAACTATTTCAGTGGAAGCAACTTTCCAAATCAATCGTTACCTGCACAAAAAGATGCTTGGGTATCAGTAAGTGGTTTACAAAGTAATGGTGCGCCATTTATGGGCCGTAAAGCACAGCGTAATATGGTTGTTCAATCAATGCGTCAAGCAATTGATACTAACACAGATATACGTGATGAAGATAACTTTTTCAATCTAATTGCTACTCCCAACTATCCTGAGTTACAACCTAACATGATAGTATTAAATGCTGATAGAGGTGAAACAGCCTATATTATTGGTGACACACCAATGGGTTTAGCTGATGACGCTACCGCAATTCAAGCATGGGCAAATAATGCTGTAGGTGCAACTTCAACAGGCGAAGAAGGTCTAGTATCACGTAATACTTACATGGGTCTATTTTATCCCAGTGGTATCACTTCAGACTTGAATGGTAATTTAGTTGCTGTACCAGCATCACATATGATGCTACGTACATTCTTGCGTAATGATACTATTTCTTATCCATGGTTAGCAGCAGCAGGTACACGCCGTGGTATCATTGATAACGCAACTAACATAGGTTACTTGAATAGAACAACAGGTGAGTTTGTAACAATTAAGACACGTATAGGTATTCGTGATGTATTGTATACCAATTTCATCAACCCATTAGTATTCTTTACGGGTGTAGGATTATTGAACTATGGCAATAAGACAAGTTTCAATTCACAAAGCGCACTAGACAGAACTAATGTAGCAAGATTGGTAGCATATATCCGTCGTCAGCTAACACTAGCTTCTAGACCATTTGTGTTTGAACCTAATGATGCATTGACACGTAATGAAATCGCAGGTGTTATCGAAACACTTATGATTGATTTAGTTGCAAAACGTGGTATTTACGACTATCTAGTAGTTTGTGATGAAAGTAATAACACACCTGCTAGAATAGATAGAAATGAACTATGGGTTGACGTTGCGATTGAGCCAGTGAAAGCTGCTGAATTCATCTACATTCCAGTTCGTGTTCTAAACACAGGAGAATTATCAGCCTAAGATAAGGGGGAAACCCCTTATCTAGTAATGATAAATACAAATAATAGGAGATAAAAAAATGGCAACAGCCTCACAATCATTGTTCAACATGACCGTAGCGTCAGATAACGCTGGGGGAAGCCAAGGCTTATTAATGCCTAAACTACAATTCCGTTTTAGAGTAAATTTCTTAAACTTTGGTGTAGAAGCAAATTCAATAGAATTGACTAAACAAGTTATAGATTGTTCTAGACCTAATGTAACCTTTTCGGAAATTACATTACCAGTGTACAACTCTACGATTTATCTATCAGGTAAACATACTTGGGCACCAATGTCTATCAATATTCGTGACGACGCATCAGGTAGTGTAGCTAAACTAGTAGGTCAACAAATTCAGAAGCAAATGGACTTTGTTGAGCAAGCTAGTGCAGCAACAGGTCAAGACTATAAGTTCCAAACAAACGTCGAAATTCTAGACGGTGGAAATGGTGCAGCAGTACCTCAAGTTCTAGAGACATGGGAATTATATGGTTGCTTCTTAGCATCAGCTAACTATAATACTCTAAATTATGGAACAAGCGATGTTGTAACTATATCACTATCAATAAGATTTGATAACGCAATTCAAGCACCATTGGCTTCTGGCGTTGGTGCAAGCGTTGGTCGTGCATTTGGCGGAACTTCAGTTACAGGTATAGGTAGTTCAATAAGCCAGTAATATGGGATGGTTTAATAACCAATTTAATAACGCTGCTGGAGCGTTCTTCGGCAGCGATTATTTAAGAGATTATACACATGCTTCTAAAACATTTAGAAGTAATGGTTATCAGTACGCACCTAAATTCAAATTTCTTTTTCATGTATATTTTAATATAAATCAAGACGCTTATACAAGAAATACCCTTAGAAATGAGAATTTTGGATTAGCTGTTAAGACAGCAAAGCTCCCCAGTTTTACTTTACAATCATCAGAACACAATCAATATAATAGAAAAAGATTAACTTATACAAAAGTTAAGTATGATCCTATTGATATCACTTTTCATGATGACAATAATAATTTGATTAATGGAATGTGGGTAAGTTATTTCACATACTATTTCAGAGATGCTAGAAATCCTAATGTAGTATTTGGTGGTGCAAGGGGTGGACCAGCACAAGGCACTCAAGGTCCTGCTAATGGTCAAGGAAGCCCCACATTAGCTAATTATAATTACAGAGATATATATTCAGAACAAATAGTAAATAATGATTGGGGCTTTACGGGTGAAGCTACAAATCCTAATGCACCCCAAAAGGTTCCTTTCTTTAAAGATATTACTATTTTTGGATTCAATCAACACAATTTTACTGCATATACTTTGATAAACCCTATAATAACAAGATTTGCACACGATACATATAGTTATGGTGAAAATGCAGGTACTATGGAAAATAGTATGACATTAGATTATGAAACCGTAGTATACAACGAAGGTAAACTAGATGGGGGAAAACCAGAAAATTATATACCTGGATTTGGTGATGAAGCTACATACGATAGATTGCTTAGTCCAATAGCTAAACCAGGATCTAACAGAACTATAATGGGTCAAGGGGGATTAGTGGATGGTGTAGGTGGGACATTAAAGAGCTTGATTTTAGAAGGAGATGTATTGGGTGCTGTTAGAAATGCAGGCACAACATACAACGCATTTAAAGGACAAAATTTAGCAAAAATAGCAAGGTCCGAAGTAACTACAGGCATTATAAATAGTATTCAAGGTACACCTAATAGGAATCAGTTGTTTAATACACCCATTTTTGGTGCAACTCCCTCCTCACAAGGGACAGCAGGAGCACCACAAGCAAATCAACAGCCTCCTAATGCAGGACCTAATCCAACAGCAGGGCAAGCTACAAGAGGAAGATAATGCCACAAATTCTTGATACTAGAACTTCATTAGACCAAACAGTAAGAATTTTTGATTCTTTTTATGCCTTTGATCTACAAGTTAATGCCAGTGATTTTGATATTGTTTATGGATATTTTAGAACAGTATGTGCTACACAAAATATAGCAGGTAATTTTACGGCTGTATTTTTTAGAATAGCACAAGAAACTGGAATACCAGTGCTAGAACTATTAAGTTCTATCCAAGGTACTACAGCATTACAAATGAATAAAGTTATTAGTTATTACTTGAATAGCTTTAAATCTAAAACATCACTATATGGTGTATCTGTAACACCTCCTCCTAATCAATTTATAGCAAGAAACATTGTTCAATAAAGATGGCAAACTTTGCTCAAGGCATTTTCAATCCTAAAAATCCTGAAAAATATATAGGAAAACATAAACCTAAATACAGATCAGGATGGGAAATGACCATGATGATGTTTTTGGACAACAACCCTAGCATCTTACAATGGGCAAGTGAGCCAATATTCATACCTTATATTAATCCACTGACAGGAAAGAAAGCTAACTATATACCTGATTTTTTAGTAGTTTATGAAAACAAATATGGCCAAAGAATGGCAGAAATAGTGGAAATAAAACCTAAAAAACAAAGTCTAATAGAAAGCAAAGCAGCTACAGCTAAAGATAGAGCAATAGTAGCTGTTAACCATGCTAAATGGAAATCGGCTATGGCATTCTGCAAGAGTGCAGGTCTTACATTTAGAATCGTAACTGAAGATGATATCTTTCATAAAAGTAAAAGATAAACCTATAGTCATAAATACCTATTATGACTAAAAAACTATCAGAACTTTTTGAACTAGCACAGCATGACGAATCTAACGACGATCTTCCTATACCTAAAGAAGAAATAAAAGAAGTTACACAAGACGCATTAGACAATTTAGAAAAGATAGACAACGCATTACCTCAAGTGCGTGGTTTAGAAGCTAGCGATATAGAAATGGATGAACTAGCAAACTTAGCGGTAGACAGTTTTAAGGACTTGAAAGAGCTAGGTATGCAGGTAGATAGTCGCTATAGCAGTGAAATATTTGCAGCGGCAGGGACATTTTTAGGTCATGCAATAACAGCAAAAACAGCTAAACTTAATAAAAAGCTAAAAATGATTGAGTTACAGTTGAAAAAAGCTGCACTAGATCAAAAAAGTGAAGCAGCAAATAAAGAACTAGAAAATACTCCTTTAGGTGAAGGTAAATTAATAGCTGATAGAAATGAGCTATTGAAAATGCTAGGTCAGAAAACCAAAGATAAGTGATAAATAGATATTGAGGATCGCGGTACTGGAAATACCCATCCTCTCTAACGCTTGTAAGGAGCAGTCAGCCATGGTATTTAGCAAAAAAATTATTCCTGTTGGTTTTTACGTTTACGCTTACCTTAGAAAAGATGGGACACCTTATTATATTGGTAAAGGAAAGAACACCAGAGCCATTGAAAAACATACTATAAATATACCAAAAGATTTTTCTCAAATAATAATATTAGAGCATAATTTAACTGAATTGGGTGCCCTTGCTATAGAAAGAAGAATGATTAAGTGGTATGGTAGAAAGGATTTAGGAACAGGAATTCTAAGAAATCTTACAGATGGGGGTGAAGGTATAGAGGGGTTCAAATTCTCAAAAACTCAACGCAATAAAATGAGTAAATCTCATGAGGGCAAGAAAAAGTCTGAACAACATTGCAAATCTATAAGTATTAGTAAATTAGGTAAGCCTCTACCACATGTTAGTAAAGCACTTAAGGGTAGAAAAAGGCCTAATATAAGTAAAGCATTATTGGGTAAAAATAAAGGACCTAAGCCTATTTCCACTTGCCCTAAATGTGGAAAAATGGGGCAGCACCCTGCTATGTCAAGATGGCATTTTGATAACTGTAGAAAAAAAATATAAATAGATAAATAAAATACGGAATATCATAAATGAAACAGTTAAAACAATTTATCTCTGAAAGTGTAAAGACATATAATTACACCATTAAGATTGCAGGTGAAGTTGATAAGAATTGGTTAGATATGTTCAAGTTTAACTTGAAAAAATTTGACCCAATCAAAATCAGTGAACCTGTTTCTACTCCTATTCAGAAAACACCATATGGCTTTCCTGGAATAGAAAATCAACCTGTAACAATAATCAAGTGTGAATTTAGATATCCAGCAACTGAGCCTATGGTTCAGCAAATGGCCCAACTGTTAGGCTACAATGTCAACATGGTTAGATTAGTTTCTACATCATTTGATGATAGTCAGAACAGTGAAGCAGAAAAGTATCAGAATCAGATGGACAATAGTCCTGTTCTTACTCATGAAGAAATGCCTGATAATGGTAAAGAAGCTGCTAAAGCTTATGGCAATTCGTATCTAGATGAAATCAAGAAACAAACGGATGATGGACATATCAAGGGCACTGAGCATTTTGATGCTCCTAAAACTAAAGATAGTTTTGACCCATGGAAGCCACAAAAAGATGACGCATCTTTAGGTGTAAAGAGTCCAATGACTACAATTAAACGACCAGCATTACCAAAAACTGGCGCCAAGAAATAAAAGGAACTTAAAATGGATTTCAAAAGTCTTTTAGGAAAACTAGACCAGCTTAACGAAGCTGAAATGACATCAAGAAAAGTCGCAGGTAAAGCTTATGGTGGCGCCGCACAACATGATGACGAAGATGACGAAGATGGTGAGAAAAAAACTGCGGCTCCTGCTGAAAAGCGTGGCCGCGGCCGTCCTCGTAAAGCAGGTGGTGAAGCTGATACATCAAAGCGTTATGGTGGAGCATCAGAGTTACAGCGTTATATTGTAGGTAGCGTTCCTAAGAAAAGCAAAGAACTAGAAAAGCTAGGAAAAACAAAGCACAAGCTATCTGACAAGGAGCCATCAGAGAAAAAGAAAGTCAAAGAAAGCCTAAAAGATTGGATTGCTGAGTTGGATATGCTAGCCGAAGCAGAACAATTAACTATAGAACCAGCTAAAGCATCTACACAAGTAATCAAACAAGGTACTAAAGTATTAGGACAAGTTGCTAATCCACAACTAGCTAACACAATCAAACAAGCTATTGGCAAGGGTGAAATGAGTTTGGCAGGTAGCGAGCTAGGTGAAGCCGATTACTCAGCTAAGGCAGCCCGTGCAGGTAAAGACATTGGTAAGCCTGGTAAGCAGTTTGCTAAGATTGCTAAGAGTGCGGGCGAGCATTATGGTTCAAAAGAGCGTGGTGAAAAAGTAGCAGGTGCAGTATTAGCTAAACTACGTGCTAAAACTAATGAAGCTGATATGCCACCAAATGACGCATTAGCATCTCCTTTAACATTAGAAGCAAAAGGATCAAAACCAGATTTTCTAGACTTAGATAAAGATGGAAACAAGAAAGAAACCATGAAGAAGGCTGCTGGTGATAAAAAGAAAAAGAAAGTAGAAGAAGGCATGGATCAACGCCTAAAAGCAGCACACCACAGAGGCAAATCACACGCTCTTGCTAAAGAAAGTTATCACTGCCGTTATGATGAAGGCAGCGAAGAAGCTCGTATGTATCACGAAGGATACAAAATGGGTCTTGACGAATGCTATGGTATCATGCCAATGCGTGGTGTAGTAGTTGGTGAAGAAATGCCCGCAGCAACAGTTTCTGGAATGGCAAGTCAAGCTATGCCAGCAATGGAAGATGAAATGGAAGAAGGAAATGCTTTCACAGCAGCATTAGCAAAAGCAGAAAAAGGTGAAAAGTTTAGTGTTGGTGGCAAAACTTTCAAAGATACATCAGATTATGATGCTAAAGTTGATGAAATGATGATGGCATTTGAAGGTTGGGACAACCAACTAAATGAACTTCTAACTGAAGGTGAAGCCATCGAAGAAGGGATGAGCATTTCTGTATCAAAAGGTCAAATGGGTGCTCCTGATTCAGTAAGTGTAACTGCTAGCGATAGTGATGCAGACAAGCTTATGGCTTTAGTAAAGCAAATGGGAATTCTAGGCGGTGAAGAACAACCTAGCGACTATGGAGTTTCACATGCTGACCAAGATACGGTTAAACAACATGGCGATCTTACAGTAGTTGACGATCATGATGGTATGATGGCACTAATTAAGAAAGTAGCTGGAACAGGTATGCCAGGTGGCTCACATGATGATTCTCACGATTATGCTGATGAGATGGGTAGTCACGATCACGAACACGGTGAAGTATGCCCTGATTGCGGTATGCAAGATTGCCAATGTGACGGTCATAAAGAAACATGCCAAGAATGCGGTGGCATGCTGGAAGCAGGACATTCTTGCGGCGATAAAGAAATGGTTGATGAAGTCGAAACAGAGGATCAGATGGAATTTGAAGTTTCTGAAGATAATCCTCCCGATTCAGGTGCAGAAGAAGTCGACGCAGAAGATAAAGAAATCGCTGCTGATAACATAGGATTAGCAAATTCAGCAGGTGCAGATGATTCTAAACTTGAAGAAGAATCAGATGAAGAACAGGATGATGGATTAGAAGAATCATTTGCAAACAGTGCTGATGATACATTTGAAGCGGATATGGATTTTATGACTAAGGTAATATCAGGTGGGTTGAATAAACAAAAGCGTGATCAAACAACGCTACCCCACACATCAGTTAAAGTAACAGAAGGTGATTCTTTAACTGACTGGAAAAAGCTAGCAGGATTAAAGTAAAATAAACTGCATTTTAAATACCCGGGGAATTCCCGGGTATTTTTTTGGACAAACTTTTGATAAATACATTATCGTAAAGGAATGATAACGGTGAGTCAAAAAAATATAGATTTTGGGGATTTTCCAGACGACCCTAGTGCGGATCCTATAAGATCCGCTTTTCAAAAAACTCAAGAAAATTTTAATCAATTATTCCAAAATCAAGTAACCACGGGCGTGTCATCTGTTAATAAAACTCCGGGCGCAGGTATAACGGTAACACCTAAACCTACAGGTGATGTTGTTATTTCTGCTAAAATTGCCTGCGTTAGGACATATTCAAGTACTTTATATTTATTCACACAAACTATACCTAGTACATTACCTACCACGGCAACTTTAATAGATTCAAACCAAACTTTATATATTGAATTACCAACAGACATAGATACTGTTAATAATATTAATTTATCAGGTAACATATCAGCAACAACGGGTACACTTTCATCACTAAATGTATCAGGAATTGCTAATTTAGGTAATGTAAGTAATGTAATTATCAGAGGCGGAACAATTGGGCAATTTCTAACCACCGATGGTTCTGGAAATTTATCTTGGGCAACAAATCAAGCTAATGGCACCGCTATAATAAACGGAAATAGTAATGTAGTTGTAGAATTAAATGGAAATGTCAATACGAGTGTTAATGGTGTAGCTAATGTATTACAAGTCGCTGAAGATTCCGTAGTTATAGCTTCAGGTTCGGGTGGAGATATTTTAGGTGCAAATAATATCACATCCAATTCCTTTTATGGTACTTTACGAACCTCTGCACAACCTAATATTACTTCAGTTGGAATATTAGCAAATTTAAGAGTAGCAGGCACAGCTAATTTAGGTAATGTAAGTAATATAATAATTACCGGAGGATCAAGTGGACAAGTACTAACTACTGATGGATCAGGTAACCTATCTTGGAGCACTACATCTAGTAACATAGGAAATGGAACTGCAATCGTTAACGGAAATAGTAGTGTAATTGTAGAATTAAATGGCAATGTTAATACTAGTATTAATGGCGTATCAAATATATTACAGGTACATAGCAATGGTGCTAATTTAGAGGGAGAATTAAATTTAGGTAATGGCACCGGTGGTTCTTTAATAGGTGCAAATTTAATTAGTGCTAACTATTTAGCAGGTACAATCACAACGCCATCACAACCTAATATTACTTCAGTTGGAATATTAGCAAATTTAAGAGTAGCAGGCACAGCTAATTTAGGTAATGTGAGTGATGTAATTATCGGAGGCGGTGCCAATGGACAAGTATTAACTACTGATGGATTAGGTAATCTATCTTGGAGTACTGCATCTGGTAATGGGGGAAATGGAACTGCTATTGTCAACGGCACTAGTAATGTATTAGTGGACTTTAATGGCAATGTTAATACTAGTATTAATGGCGTATCAAATATATTACAGGTACATAGCAATGGTGCTAATTTAGAGGGAGAATTAAATTTAGGTAATGGCACCGGTGGTTCTTTAATAGGTGCAAATTTAATTAGTGCTAACTATTTAGCAGGTACAATCACAACGCCATCACAACCTAATATTACTTCAATAGGTACTCTTAACAGTTTAAGTGTTACTAGCAATGCTAATATAGGTAACTTAAATGCCCAAGATGCAATAATTATTGGGAATGGGACAGGCGGAAATATTTTAGGTGTTGACACCATTACAGCTAACTACTTTATTGGTGATGGGGGTCTTTTAAGTAATATTTCGCTTGGTAATGTGGCAGTATCTAATATAATAAACGGTGATTCAAATCTATCTATACCAGCAGCCGGCGGAAATATTACTGCTAGTATAGGAGGAACATCTAATATTGCAGTATTCAGCCAATCAGGCTTAGATGTTACAGGTAATCTAAGTGTTTCAGGCACATTAAATGCTATAGTTTCATATGCTGAAACTGCTAATGTAGCAAACAATGTTGCGGGAACTATTAAAACACCGTTTAGTTATACATCGGCATCTTTATTAAATTTAGTTCTAGTTGCAGCTAATACTATAATAACAGAAATTTCAATAATAATAAATACACCATTTAATGGTACTAACCCTACACTAAGTGTGGGAGATTCTTTAAATGCTAATAGATTGTTTACAACTACAGACTGTTTAGCAAATTCAGTGGGCACATATACGGTTTCACCTGCGTATAAATATGCCTTAGCTACCCAATTAATTTTAACCATTGATTCGGGTTTAAGCTCCACAGGTGAGGGACTCTTAATAATCAATTTTAAATAAAGGAATATAAAAATGAGTACATGGATTAAAATTAAAGGTACCCAAGGAGGTAATTTCCAATTAGGATTTACGGGTCCTTTGCTACAAAATGCTTCAGGTAATCTTGAAGTAAAAAATGGTGCAAATACCTCTTTTGTAAGCCTAACTGCAGGTAATATTACTGCATCTGAAGGTATTTTCGTAGGTAATGCAGCAGGCTTAACTAACATTGTAGCAGCTAACATTGTTGGTCAAGTAGCAAATGCATTAGTTGCTGATACAGTTACTTCAAGCTCACAACCCAATATCACATCACTTGGTACACTGGCAAATCTAAGTGTATCAGGAAATGCTAACGTTACAGGTAATATAAGTACAGGTGGTATTCTAACTGATAACTATTATTACGCAAATGGCGCTCCTGTTGATTTCCAACAGGCAGGTGGTGATAATACACAAGTTCAGTTCAACAGTAGCGGTTCATTTGGTGCTAGTGCTAACTTCACATTTAACACTGATACTAATACATTATTCGCTACAAACTTAAGCGGAAATGGTGCGTTACTAACAAGTATTACGGCTGCTAATATAACAGGACAGGTAGCAAACGCTTTAATAGCTGAGACTGTTACGTCAAATGCACAACCTAATATTACAAGCGTTGGTACATTAACAAATTTAGATGTTCAAGGTAACGTTTTAGTTGGTGGTAATTTAACTGTCAATGGTAATTTAACATACATTAATGTTGATACATTGTCAGTAAAAGATCCAATCATACAATTACAAAGTTCTAATGGTGGTCCACTAACTTCTAACACTAATTATGACGTTGGTACTGCATTAAACTATTGGAACACTGCTGGTAATGCAGGTGCAACAGCATTTATGGGCTGGGACACAAGTAATAGTGAATTTGCATTTGGTAGTCAAGTAAGTATCAACAATGAAGTTGTTAACTGGACAACGTTAGGTAATGTACGCGCTGACACATTCATTGGTAATTTAAGTGGTACTATATTAACAAATGCACAGACAAACATTACTTCTGTTGGAACTCTAACAGGTCTAACAGTAGATGGTGTTGCTAACCTAGGTCCTGTTTCTAATGTCAAGATTTCAGGCGGAAATGCAGGTGAATTCTTATCAACTGACGGAAATGGAAACTTAAGTTGGAGTGCACCACAGCCTGTAGGTATGATGACGGTTGTAAGCACACCTTTCGTTGTCAGTTCAAATGCTACAATAAGTGCATTTACTTTACCTGCAAATGCTATTGTTGACACAGTAAGCATTATCGTTGATTCAGCATTCAGCGGTGGCACTGGAGCAACTATCACTGTGGGTCCACAAGGTATTCCTACTCAATTTGCTGGTGCCGGTGATAGCGACTTGACAACAGTAGGTAGATACGACGTTCCTTCATCAGTGGGTCCAGTGGGAACCCCCATTAATGTAGAATTATATTACACTGCTGCAGGGGCATCAGGAGGTTCGGGTAGAGTTCTAATAACTTATGCCTTACCAATTTAATTATAAATAAAGTTGTAATCGTGGGAGAGTTGTTAGCCGCAACTCTCCTGTTCTTCTTAAAGGAATGCGAAAATGGCGAATAAAATAAAATTAGCAGGAACTACTAGTAATAGTTTTCAAATAGGGTTACAAGGTATAACTTTATCTTCTAATAGGGCAACCGCGCCTTATTCTTTAAATTTACCGGCTAATACAGGTTCAACATCACAAGTTTTAATTATTGACAGTCAAGGTAATTTAGATTGGTCCAATAGTGCAATTAATGCAGGTACGGTTACAACCAATGCACAACCTAATATTACTTCATTAGGAATACTAGCAAATTTAAGTATAACAGGTAATGCTAATATAGGGAATGTAAATATTGAAAGTTCCATAGTAATTGCCAATGGTACGGGCGGAAATATTTTAGGTGTCAACAATATTTCAGCAAATACAGCCATATTTAGCGATGATATTTTATTGGGTAGCGGTAATGGAGGATCTTTATTAGGCGCTAATTTAATAAGCGCAAATTTTTTAGGTGGCACAATAATTACAGCGTCTCAGCCCAATATTACATCACTTGGTGCATTAGCAAGCCTAAGTGTATCAGGTAATGCTAACATAGGTAATATAGGTGTCACTTTAGTAACGGCCTCAGGTAATATTACGGGTTCTCGTTTAATTTCTACAATAGCTACAGGCAACGCACCTTTAATAGTTACTTCAACTACTCAGGTTCCTAACCTAAGATCAGCATTTTCAAATGTAGCGAATACCGTTAGTGTTGGTGCACAACCTAATATTACTTCGGTGGGTAATCTTAGTAATGTATTTGTTACAGGAACTGCTAATGTTGGTAATTTGGTAATTAGGACTAATGGCACTGCAAATATTGTAGGTAATGCTAACATAGGTAATATAAGCACTACAGGTCTAATAACAGCAACAGGAAATATTCAAGGCGGTAACTTAAGAACCAATCAATATTTAATAAATTCAGTACAAACAGGCATAAGTGCTGCAGGTACTACACAAGGTACTGCCACAGCATTGGGAAATACAATAAATATAGTTAGTACGGTAACTTCAGGTGCAAACAGTGTTATATTACCTGTAGCTGTATCTGGATTAGTTATTTACATAACAAATACTACATCAGACACCTTGAATGTGTTTCCAGCTAGTAACGCATCTATAGGGTTTGGATCTGCTAATGCAGCATATGTTCAAGCAGCTAACTCCACTATAAATTATATCGCAGCCTCAACAACTCAATGGTATATTATAGGAGCTATATCCTAATAATTAGGAAAAATTATGATTACTATAGAATTATTACAAAAAGTTTGTCCAGGAACACGTAGAATTGTGTTAGAACGATACGTGGGGCCTTTATATACTATAGCAATGTATTATAATATATTGGATACTGAGGAAAGAACTGCGGCGTTTTTAGCACAACTTGCACACGAATCAGGTGGATTTAACCTTGTAATAGAAAATTTGAACTATTCTGCTGATGGGTTATTGCGCATATTCCCTAGATATTTTCCTACAAGAGAATTAGCAAATCAATACGCAAGAAATCCAGAGAAAATAGCTAATCGCGTATATGCAAATCGTATGAAAAATGGTGATGAAAAATCAGGTGACGGATGGAAGTTTAGAGGCAGAGGGTTGATACAAATAACAGGCAGAGATAATTATACAAGATTCGCAAAATCGTTAGAAATGGACTTGGATGCAGCAGTAGAATACTTAGAAACACCCTCAGGAGCATGTGTAAGTGCAGGATGGTTTTGGGATACTAACAAACTAAATGCGTTTTGTGATAGAAATGATTTTATTGGCTTAACAAAAAGAATCAATGGTGGAACTAATGGATTGGCAGATAGACAGCATCATTATGATATTGCGTTAAAATACCTAAAAGGATAATATGGCACAACCTATTTGGCAAACAAAATCAGGAAGTTTAGGCAGTTTCCCTGCACAAATCTTTCTTGAATATACTTTTATCGCAACTCCTGTAAGTCCCGCAGTAAGTGTTTCCTACATTTTTTTGAGTGGAGATTTACCTGAAGGAGTAACATTTCAAAATACAGGTGTACTAAGTGGTACTCCTGCTACAGTTGACAAAGATACTATATATACATTTAGTTTACGCGCTATTGATAATTTAGGTGGTTTAAGAGATAGAACATTTTCTATCACTATTTCAGGTGCGGCTATTCCTCAGTTTACGACACCTGAAGGTGATTTATTAAGTGTATTAGATAGTACCTGGGTCGAATTAGCCATTGAGTATTCAAATCCTAACCCAGACAATCCTGTTTACATCGAAGTAAAAGAAGGTATCCTACCCCCAGGATTAGAAATTAATGAATTAGGAATACTAAGGGGATATCCACAAGCTCCTTTAATAAACATTAGTTCTCCCTTAGTTGAGACAGCCACGACTATTACTGATAATTCTAATAATACTTTTACTTGTATAAGTACTACAGGGTTTGTTGTCGGTAGGCCTATAATATTTTCAGGCAGTGTTTTTGGTGGAATTTCTGAAGGAACTACGTATTATGTAAAAGAAATACTGAATAGTACGACTTTTACTATTAGTTCTACACAAAATGGGCCTATTGTAATTCTAAATTCTGGAACAGGATTTATGACTACAACATTACCCAGCGTTTCGTCTGGATCTCCTACTATCCAAACCTATACCTTTGTCTTAAGATTGAATAGCCCATTAGGTAATGATACTTCTGAATATTCGATTACAATAATTAATCAAAATACTTCCGTTTTTTCAGGTGGGCCAGGATATTTGCCTAATACCAGAATACCTACTATATTAAACACTAGACCACTTACATTTAACATAAGCAAGAGTGACCCTGAGAATTTTGGATATTATATAGTACCAGCTGAACCTAGTCAGCAATTTACTGTACCGTTAACATCATTTGCAGACATAGGTAAAAAAGAAAGTAATAATTATTTTGCTTTTAGAATTCTAGGATATGATTTTGATGGTTCTACACTAATATATCAATTCCTTAATACTCCTACATTCTTATCAGGAGATTCTCAGACCGGATGGATAGTAGGAACACCTATTCTAGATGAAGAAGGCATACAGGAATTTAATTTTTCAGTTAGAGTTATAAAAAGTAATAATCTAGCAGTAGTTAGTCCAATATTTAATTTTTCCTTACTAGTATATAAGACTGTAAAAGGCGTAATTACTTGGATAACTCCAAAAGATTTAGGAACGATATTTAATGGCACTATAAGTACCCTAAGAGTAGCAGCAATATCGGATGTTGATTTACAATATGAAATTATTAATGGAAGCTTGCCACCTAATTTATCTTTATTAAATAATGGCGAAATAACAGGGGTTGTTGCAAACCAACCCACAAGCGTAGAATTACCTTTAGGAACTAACACAGAGTTTTCATTTGAAATAAGAGCATTTTCTCCAGAATTTTCAGTAGTTACATTATCGAAGGAATTTACTATTAATGTTCTACAAAGATATGCACAACCTACAGATAAACTATACATTAAAGCATCACCAAGTATAGAAGATAGAGAAATTTTAAATAGCTTATTACAAAATAATGAACTGATACCCCAAGAATTTTTATATAGACCTGATGACATATATTTTGGGAAAGCAACAAGCGTAATTTATGCACACTCCTATAATATTTACGCCAGTGATATTAATCAGTACTTATCCGCCATTAATGAAAATCATTATTGGAGAAACATTACTTTAGGTGAAATAAAAACGGCCATAGCAAAAAACAATTTAGGAGAAGTAGTATACGAAGTTGTATATAGCGAGGTAGTTGATAACCTAGTAAATCCTGAAGGCGCGAGTATACCAAAAACTATAGTTTGGCCTAGATTGATACCCTTATTTTTAGGTCCTTATTGGACTAGCGTTGTGAACATTTATGTCAGTTGGATAGAGATATTAGGTAAAGAATACTATACAAGCCTAAGTCCAGGCTTCGCACAGATATTGCATCCAAACTCACTTTACAATATGAGGGTTCAAGTAGGTGATGTTTTAGGAGAAGAACCTGATAGCTCATTATTACCATTATGGATGACTTCACAGCAAGAAAATGGTAGTACTTTAGGGTACACACAAGCTTGGGTTATTTGTTACACTAAGCCCGGATTTGCAAAAACTATAGCAAATAATATAAACAATAATTGGAAAGATCCAATAGGCAGAAACTATAGGTTAAATGAAATTAATTTCCAAATTGATAGATTTACAGTTGATAAAAGTATTACCTATGATATTGATAGGACAGAAATAGATCCACCAATTTGGGAGTATACTGACTTACCAAGTGCTACTCCTACTCCTAATCCTATCGACAGCGAAGATTTTTATGTATTGTTTCCTAGAGAAACAATTTTACCTAAAGATTAAAGGTAATAAATACTATAGGGAATAAACTATGAGTACAATTAATACAAGTGGAATAAATGTAAATTATCCTATACCTGGACAGAACAATAGTTCTCAAGGTTTTAGGGATAATTTCGCCTCTATAAAAACTAATTTAAATACAGCAGCAAATGAAATTACTGATCTACAAACAAAAGTAGTCGTAAAACAAGCATTAGCCAACTCTACTGTAAATAATGACATGGAGGGAACACTTATTAGTAATGCTTCCACGCGGGGATTTAGAGCAACTACTTATAATTTAGGAAGTTCATTATCAGGCATTGTAGTTGTAAATGTACAATCCGGAGATGTCCAGTATGGTACTGTAGTAGGAGATGTTACGCTGCAATTTAGTGGTTGGGCCCCTACAGGTACACAAAGCAATGTTCAATTGCAACTAGCCGTGAGTAATGCTAACGCAATCATCAGTTTTCCCAGTGAAGTAGTAAACAGTAATAATAATTTTGGTGTAACTACATTAGAAAATTATGCAGTTGTAGCAAATGTGGCTACTGTCACCGCACCTGCAGGTGTCAGTCAACTAGATTATAGATTAAGTAGTTTAGATTGCGGCAATACGATCCTCATAGAGCCATATAATCGTCCTAGAAAAGTTACACAGATACAAACTACAGTTCCCGCAAGCAATGTGGGTTCGCTGGGTGATAGGGCAGGTACAGTAGCAGTTGACAGTGATTATCTTTATGTTTGTGTAGGTACTTATGATGGATCGACAGCTATTTGGAAGCGCGTTAGCTTAAGTGCGTGGTAATCATGGAACATCCCTTTGTACAAAGCTTAGAAAAGAAAACTCTTGAAGAGTTACAAAACACAATTTCAGACCTCACAAATAAACTAACCTTTGCATACAGAACTGGCAATGCTCCACTAATACATCAGCTTCAAATGGTTATTGAAAGTTATAAGAACGAATACAGACGTAAAATGGATGCAATGCTTGAAAAGCAAAACATCAAAAAACAAATCAACGTAAAATGAGAATAAAATGAGTACAAAAATACAGCGTGACTTTGCATTTCAAGCTGGTGTTCATTATGATAATAAGTTCTTGATGAATCTGTATTCTCTTTCACTTATAATTTATGTGGAAATAAATTGTCCCAAAGAACAAAACATAGCTATGGAAAGAATAAAACACTTTCTATTAGATTGCTTAGAGAATTCAGTATTTGTTAATGAAAAAGAAAAGCGTGCTATAGACAAATACATAGATGCTAATATAAAAGTTTGCACATTGCCCAATGAACCATATGACCAAGTAGTGATGCAAGCATTATTGCTAAAACTTAATTCGATTACAGAAGGTAGATTTGTCGTAACAGAAATAATTCTAAGTTCAAAAATGAGTGATGGTGTGAAGTTTTTTGGTGACATCGAAGTCATAGACGAAGAATTCGCAAAAAACGATGGCTGGTGGTTTAACCCAAATACATGCATATCAAACTTCAACAAAATAAACAAGAAAGAAAAAATAGTAAAGCTACACGCTATATCTAACGATTGGGATCAGGATTTGCTTTGGGAAATCAAAACAGACAAGACAACTGTAGCAGAAATACTTTTTACCAATCCTCAGGAAAAAACACCAGTTTGATTGACTAAATCATCGATAGATGTAATAATGTAAGTTATGAAAATTGATAGCTGTGGTAACCCTATTTTCTCTGAAAAAGACTTGTTAGACGCCATCATGTCTAACCCTGAGCTATCACTCAAAAAATGCTTAGTTGATAAAGAAATCACTTTTGACCCAGAGTTAAATATATCTAATAAACCTGAGTTAATCACTTATATTGATCCTAAAATAAATAAATCTGAGTTCGACCAAATCTGTCAAAACATTTGGTTGATGCCCGAAGATTACAAAAACATAGATATCGCTAAATGGATTTTAGATCAATGCAGGGGCGAAGCAGAACTACAACGAGCAGCAAATGAGCTAATGTTATATCAGGAAAGAGACCTATTTCCCTTACTAAAATATTTGAAATACTTAGTAGATACTATGCGAGCAAATAACATCGTATGGGGAGTGGGCAGAGGTAGCTCAGTAGCAAGTTTTGTATTATTTTTGATAGGTGTTCATAGGGTAAATAGTTTATTCTATGACTTAGATATAGAAGAATTTTTGAAATAGGAGAACATAATGGCCAAATATAGGACAGCATTAGGTAAAACAGTTGATATGAGCGTACTAGCTACTAAAAACGAAAAGGTTCGCGCAGTAGGAAACATGTCGGTAAATGCACGGGGAGACACTATCGACGCTCAAGGTAAGGTAATTACACCTGTTACTGAAAAGGTAAATCAAAACTATAGTAAAACTGTAGGCAATCGCAGTGCCAATCCAGTTAGAAAACCCATGCCTGAATCTAAAAAACCACAAGCACCTCAGCCCCAAGCTGAAGAGCTAATTGAGTTGAGCCAATTTGAAAAAGAGTTGGAAGAAGATATGGCAGATGACGCAGAAGTAGAAAGAATCAAACAAGAAGAACTAAAGGCACAGCAAAAACGAGGTAAAAAATGAGTAAACTAGCATTTGCAGCACACAAAGTCAACAAAATAATCCCATTAAATGATGCAGTAATCGTATGCGACATGAAGTTTGAAGAGCGTATCAGTCAAGGTGGCATCATCATTCCAAATGATGATATGAAAAACTCTGGAATTCGTCCACGTTGGGCAAAAGTTTACGCTGTGGGTAGTGAGCAGAAAGATGTAAAAGTTGGGCAATATGTCCTAATCGCTCACGGTCGTTGGACGCGAGGTGTTAAAATAGAAGATAATGAGGGCGAAAAAGTCATACGCAAAGTAGATAATAATGATATACTACTAGTAAGTGACGAACCCGTCAACGATCAAACTATGAGTGATAAGGTACTATAATGAAACAACTATTACATGAAGTAAAAGACACAAGCGGTGAAACTTATCAACTTTATGCTGAATTGGTTGATTGTGCCAATCCTGAAAACACTAAGCAACTAAGCTTCTATAGTGTTTGGACTGGTGCAAAGAACCCAAAATCAGAGCAGCGTAAATGCGAATTTTTGCTTGGACCAGAAGCTATCTTTAATCTTAAAAAACTACTGGAAACAAAATGAATTGGTTTTTCACATGGCTGCGTAGAAGAATTCAGCAAACAGAATTGTTAGTTGACGTTCCCTATGCTAATCAAACTAAATCATCAGTAATTGGGGTTGGGGTCCGAAGCATAGAATCAGCATCTTCTATAAATTTCACTATCAATAAAGCCAATGGTGGGTATGTGGTATCATATAGTGTATATGATAGAAGAACTGATCGTCACGATCAAAGGCTGCATATCATTACTGAAGATAAAGATTTAGGTGAAGAATTGGGTAAAATCATTAGTTTTGAATCATTACGTGGGTAATATGAAAAATACACTTTGGGTTGAAAAGTCTTTTCTATGCATAAATAGTGTAGGAGAAGATTTTTATGAAATTTCAAAAACCTATTGCTAAAGAAATTAATATAGAAACTAAATGTAACTATGGATGTGATGGGCAAGCAAACTTTATTTTTTCAAATGGCAAATATTGTTGCTCTGCCCATCATAACTCATGTATGGGGAAGCGGAAACAATTTTCTGACAGAACAGACCATTTAGAAAGAGCCAAAAAATCTTTAGAGACTAGGACTAAATTAGGTATAACTAAAACATCTCAAATTAAAGCAACAGCAACAAGAAAACAACAAGGGCATTATAAAAAATTAGCAAATACAATGCGAAAGCATTGGGAAAACAATCCTTGGGACAATAATAAAAACTGTCCTATTTTAGAGTATAAAAATTTAGGAATACCTTATCAAGGTACATATGAATTTGATTTTTTAGAAACTTTAGAAAAGGTTTATGGGTCTGACTGGATATCCAAAAATGTAAAGCGGGGTCCTTGCGTATGGTACCTAGATCCAGAAGATAATACCAAAAAACTTTACATAAGTGATTATATCATAGATAATACGATTTACGAGATTAAGTCTAACTGGACTTGGAATAAAAAAGGAAAAGATCCTATTTTAGAAAATAGGAATAAGGCAAAACTCAATCAATGTCTTTTAGAAGGGTTTGAAGTGGTTCTAGTTTTAGAGAGAAAAGAAATCAAATATGAAAAATAAATTATGGGTTGAGGTGTATCGTCCTAAATCTGTTGCTGATTATGTGTTCGTAGATGAACGACAAAAGCAGCAAGTTGAACAATGGATCAAAGACGGTAGTATACCTCATCTATTGCTTTCAGGTGATCCTGGCACAGGTAAAACTACACTAGCAAAAGTATTGATTAATGAGCTAGGCGTAGAAGATTACGATGTGCTAGAAATCAATGCGTCAAGAGAGAATGGCGTTGCTATTGTGCGAGAAAAAATCAATGGGTTTGCACAAACAATGCCTTTTGGTAACTTCAAAGTGATTCTACTTGACGAGGCTGACTATACATCCGCAGAGTTTCAAGCAGCATTGCGTAATGATATGGAAGCATATCATCAAACTGTTAGATTCATTCTAACTTGTAATTATCAGCACAAGATCATCCCTGCACTAAAATCACGCTGTCACGAATTCCATATAGCTAAAACAGATAAGACGGAATTCACAGCGCGCGCCGCTACAGTTCTAGTAACAGAGAATGTAGTATTTGATTTAGATACACTAGATGATTATGTTCGCGCAACTTATCCTGACTTGCGTAAATGCTTGAATCAACTTCAAGTAAATAGCAATACAGGTAAACTGTTGCCCCCACAGAAAGCAGGAAGTAGCGAAAACGAACTACTTGTAGAAGCAAGCCAACTATTCAAAGCAGGTAAAGTGCTTGAAGGTCGTCAACAGTTGATGCAATACATTTCTTTATATCCTACAAGAGTAGAAGAGATTTATGTTTGGATGTATCAAAACCTTGACTTGTGGGGTAAGACACAAGAAAAACGTGACGCAAGCATTATTATCATTAGAAATGGTCTTGCTAATTTACCTTTAGTGGGTGTCCCCGAAATATCATTAGCAGCTTCGTTAGCAGAATTGACTATGTAAGGAGATTATCATCCGTTACTTACTTATTACATTTTGGAGAAAGCCTGGCGGCCAGATCGATGAACAAGTTTCAACTAGCAAAAAGTTGAAAGCTACCGATAAACAAACCTGTAATGTGATTTTAGATTACGCCACAAAGAAAATAGAAAAGTGCGTAATTGAGGGTAAAATAGTTGATATGGATTGGGATAAAGCCAATCAGTATTACAAGAAAATCTATCCTGCACTTATTGCGCAACTTGAAAAAGAAGCAACAATAACTGCTAAAGAGAAATCAAAGTAAGAAACGGGGACATATGTCCCCGTTTCTTTATGAGTATAGTTTTAGTACATGTTCAATTATTTTGTGTCTTTGTACATCCTTAATCTCAAACTTACATAGTTGCATTCCTGGAACTGCATTTTTGTCCATTTTTGCTAACAAGTCCATCAAGCCATTATCATGTGTTCTACGATCGGTTTGTTCAACGTCACCACAGATAACAATCTTACTACCCACTCCTATCCTAGTCATAATCATTTTCATTTGACTAGGAGTAGCGTTTTGTGCTTCATCTAAAATTATCCAGCTATTTTTGAAATTTCTACCTCGACAAAATGCTAGGGGTGCTATCTCCACTATTTGTTCTTCTAGCATGTGGGCAATTTCCTTTGCGTTGTAAAATTCTCTAAGCACATCAAGTAATGGTCTAGTCCAAGGCTCCATTTTTGCATTTAGGTCGCCTGGTAAGAAACCATGTTTTTCATCGTCAACACCTACAGCGGGTCTTGTAAGTATTATTCTTTCGCATTCACCTGCGCGTAACGCTTTTATAGCAGCGACCATAGCTAAGTAAGTTTTGCCTGTACCAGCAGGGCCCGAAACGATTACGATATCAGTATTCTCGTCAAGTAGAGCAATGATATACTTCTCTTGATTTAAACTTCGGGGTATCAATTCAGCTACTTTTTTATTTCGCTGCTTAGGATACGCCTGAGAAAAATCAATCGTTTTAGACTCATGCATATAAAAAGTATTGCTAGCATCGAGCTTTCTTGAATGAGCTTTTGTTTGGTCATGACCACGGGTTAGCGCACTAGTTTTTCTTTTACTCAAAGTTATCTCCTTAATAAGATTGAACGCAAAAATATTTAAGGTGATCCTATTACACATTAATAGCAGCGTTTTTTACGAAAAATACATGATAAATATTGGGCTATAGTCAGTAAAATTCCTTAATTAAAAAAAGTTTTTCATTATGATAAATACATGATGAAAAACAAACCTGCAAATGAATTTTTCAACGATATAGATTTCGTTAGTATAGTAGACACTATCAAGGGTATCATGACCAGTGATGGTTCTATGTCTATTCTTTTAGACTTTGAACGAGTTTTAGATGAAGCAGACATTTACGCATTCAAGAATTGGCTATTAGGTGAATTGGTTCAAGGACCTATAGTCAAGCGTTATACTGTTAAATGTGCATTCATGTGGCCTTATAAATTGATGCCAGATCCTAAAGGTGCAAAAAGACTATTGAATTTAGGGTGCAAAATAACATACGGTAAATCATCTTTAAAAGTACCTGTTGAAGTAAAAGACTATGAAGACTTTGTTCCTGGTACAAGATATCCTAGAATGAAGAAAAGAAAAGTTTGGTTCGTTGAAATAGAAATACCAAAAGAACTAATGAACGACATTAAAGAAGGTTCTATTGACTTAGCAGATCAAGAAATCGATTTACAAGAATTGAATGATGCTTATGGCAACGATTTGGATGAAGAAGGATTGACTCAAGATGAAGGCGCAGAAGGCGCTGAGATGGGTGCAGGAGATCAAGCTGCTATGGCACCTGGAATGGCACCTCCACCAGTAGCATAAGGATAGACATGAAAAGAATTCTTAAAGAGGGATTAGACTATCACGACTTAGAAGGCATGATGGATTCAACCGTATCAGTCGATGAATACTCTGCTAAAATGGGTAAAGATAGCGACATCGTTACATTAGCATTTGTTGTTTATAGTGAAATGGCAGGTAGAGATTTAGCTGAATGGTTCGAGCGGGGCTATGATTGGGTACTTGATGCAAGCATAAGCGAAGGTGAACTATCTCCAGGTAAATGGGTTGTATTCGTTGAAATGAATCGCAGAAGTACAGTACCTGCACATATAGTTGAACTTATTTCAGATTTAAAAACACTAACAGGTATAGAGCCTACTGAGTGGGTTGTTATGGTCAACGAAGAAGAATTTGAGGCTGACAGCAATATATTAAAACAAGTCATAACAATTTCACCACATGAATATAGAATAGAAGAAGAGTCCGAAGGTGACTTAAATGAAATGCGTGAGATTGCAGGAATAGGTGCCAAACCTATATACGATGACGCAGATGTTGAAATTAAAAATTTCAAGGCTATGGCCGGATTATAACATG